CGTAGGTCTCGACGCCGGCGAGCGCGCAGAGTCCCTGGATCTCGGTGGAGCGGTCCTTGGCGAAGTTGCCAGCCGCGCTGATGTAGGCGTTCTGCAGCCCGGGCGAGTAGCGCGTGAGGTAGGCGAGCCCGTGCTGGATGGTAGTCGACTTAACGTGCCGCGGCGGCATGTCGACGACCAGCTGGACGACCTCGCCGCGCTGGATGCGCTCGAAGACGCGACGCAGCGGCTCGACGTGGGCCGGGGATGGCCACTGCGGCGAGACGCGGTCGATGAACGACTCGAGCGACTCGGTGCCGTACTGGAGCTCCAAGAGGGCGGTGAGCTCGCGCTCCTCGTCGTCGGTGAGGGGTTCCTCAGCCACCACCGAGCCAGATCCAAACGCCGGGCGCGTTCTCGACCAGCTCGCCGCTCCCACGGAGCTGCCGAATCTCGCCGTTCAGCGACGCCGCTATGATGTTCCGAAGGCCCTGTCCGCCTATGAAACCACGAAACCGAGATCGAGCCAGCTTGACCAAGTAGCCTCCGAGCTCCTCGGGCATCGCCCCACCGAACGTGATGCCAACCTCGTGAGGCCCTATGGCCATGACATCGACGCAGTGAGGCTCTCGCCGGCCAGATGTCGGACCCATCCAGGTCGAGAATCTCTGGAGGCCGACGGCGGTCACCTCGCGCCTCGCTCGCCTCGCACGGTCGGTGAGGAGCTCGTCGGCCCGCTCCGCACACGCGCGGAGTAGCGCAGCCAGCGCACGCTCGAGCATGCCCATCTCGGTACTCGTTCGTCTACATGACGCGGTGTCGCGTTGCGTCCTGTTGTCGGCAGCCGGTGTTGCTCGTGGTGGCGGCCGCCGCGGATCGGCCGGCAACGCCGCAGATCGGACATCCGCGGCGGCCGCGGCTTCTCGGGGCGCTGGATGTAGCGGCACAGTCAGTGCTCCAGCGCGGTGATCGAACGACTCTCGCGGATCCCACCACTGCGGGATATGCACACCGTCAAGAACCCGATCTAACTCCAGCCCGAGCAGTCCCGAGGAGGGGCCGAGCCGAGCGGCTGCGGTCGCGATTGTATTAGTCCGGCGCGCGAGGTGGCGTCGTTGCTCAGCTGCCAACCGCTTCGATCGCGCGCGGCGGCCAGCCTCCCTTGCGCACTCTGGACAGATCAGGTCGCCCCGACTGTTTGGCCGACGGACCACGCCGTGAGCCTGGGGGCAGGGCCTATCCGCGGCTGCGTGGGCGGTTACGTATTCAGCCTTCACCCTCAGCGCCCTCTCGCTTCGCCTGCAGCTCCTCGATCCGCTTCGCCCTCTGCGCCGGCGTCAACGCCAGCACTCGCGCGAGCAGGTCCTCGCCGGCGTTGAGCGTCATCGACGCGTGTGCCTTGCCCCACCCGCGGTCGAGCAACTCCTTCGCCGCGACCAGCCTGTCCGCCGCGCGCTGCTTGTCGTCGGCCAGGATGCCCGACAGGAAGGCGACGACATCGCCAGGGTCGACCAGCTCGCGGACGCGTTCGGCCAGCGACAAACCTCGCTTGGGTCTGCCGTTCGGGTTCCCGCTCTTCCCCGGAGCGAACCTGCCATCGTCCCGTCTGTTTGAATCCTGCTTTGCAGGTTTCCTCGGTTTCATCCCCACTCTTCTCTCCCTGCGTAGAACACGGACTTGAGGAGCAACTGCACCGCCCTCGCACTGCCGGGCTCCGTGCGGATGTACCCCGCACGCTCGAGCGCGCGGAGGTGGCGCTCGAGCGCGACGGCCGAGCGCATCTCGAGCCCCTCGAGCATCTCGGCGCGCGTCGGCGCCCACCCTTTGCGCGAGCTGAACTCGACGATGAACCGCAGCACGTCGCGCTGCCGTGACGTGAGCGTCGCGTCACCGTCTTTACGGGCCGCCACGGTTCCTTCCTGCCCACTCCTCGGCCGCGGCGGCGACGATCCCGTACGCGTCCTCTACCTCCTCCAGGTGCTTGGCCATGCGGGCCCGCGAGTGCAGGTCTGAAAGCGTGAGCTCGCGGATCCAGGTCGCCGTGGCTCGGCGGTGGTGCGCGCCTCGTGCGTTCGCTACGGCCTTGGCCACAGCCGCCTTGGCCGCAGCCACCTCCTGCCCCTGGAGCCGAGCCCGCTCCGCGCGGTCACGGTCGCCGCCCCGCCGGTCATCGGCGTAGAACACCACACCGCCGAGCCACACGATCGATTGAGCACCTTCGGCGACGCCGGAGTGCATCCCCATGTGACCGAGCTCGAGGTTGCATTGCTCGCCGCGCTCGGTCTTGCTGTCGCATCGACGCCTCACGCGACTCTCTCCACGACCAGCCCCTGGTTCGTCGCCGCGGTGCGCACGCGCATGCCGGCGCGCTTGGCCATCTGGTAGCACGAGCTGCGCTTCATCTGATCGCACCACGGCTCGGGCAGCACGAACGAGTCGCCGACCTCGCACGAACGGAGCGTGCCGGTGAAGTCGAGGCGGAGCTGCAGGCTACGCCGCATCCGGGCCGCCCTTCCGGCGCCGCAGCGCTTCGGCCCGAGAGATCGACACCGGACTCGTCATCTCCTCGACGACGTCGGCCGTGAAGGCCAGCGCCTTGTCGAGGTCGGACAGGCGGTCGACACGGTCGGCGAGCTCGGCCGCCTCGCCGTGGATGACGTGCCCCGCGGCCAGCCGCGACATCAGTCGTCGTCCTTCTCGAGCTTGCTCTTGAGCTTCTTGCTCTCGACGAGTCTGGTCACGCACCGGCGGACCTCCTCGCCGTACTCGATGTCGCAGCTGATGGCGTCAACCTCCTCAGCCTCCATGGTCTCGATCAGGCGCTCGCGCACGGCCTTGGCGCGCTCCTGCGCTTCCTTCGCCTGGTACTTCGCCGTGGCGTACTCCTCGTGCAGCTCGCGGAGCTCGGCGCTGCCGACCTCCGTGCCCGGGATGGCGGTTTGCGACGACCGACGAATCGGGGTGGGTGGTGTGGTTTGGGCTTCCATTGCTCAGGTTCCTCCGACCTCGGCGCGCGCCTTCGCCGCGCACTCGGTCCACAGGGTTTGATCCAGGGCGCCGCCTATCGGCGCCGCGGCCTTGTACAACTCCGCCGTGCGGCGGAAGATGGCGCTCTCGAGGGCGCTGTCGAACTTCGCCGGCCCGACGGCGCCGGGGTCGCGGGCGTCGTCGTGCTTCATGGGCAGGCCTCCACCGCCATCCGCCGTTCGCGGCGCCGCAGGGCTCGCACCACCTTGGCGTCGAAGAGTCGGCCGGACGTCCACAGCGAGATGACGACCCGTTCGCCGTCGAACCACCAGGCCAAGCGCCCGATGAGCCCCCTGGAGATGTCCGGCGGTGGTACCGGCGCAGCCGGCTCGAGCCAGTCGTCGGGGCCATCGTCGTCGTACCGAATCCCCGCTCCGTTGCTCACGCTGGTGCCTCGATAGCCGCCAGCGCTTCCCCGATCGACGACACGAAGAACGTCGCCTCGGGCGCACACTCGTTGGCCTCGATCTGCGACGGCTTGATCCGGTTCTTGCGGCTCGAGTTGTTCTCGGGGTTCTTGACCTCGAGGAGCACGAAGCGCCGCTGCCATGGCACCCACACGAGGAGGTCCATCGGCTGGTCGAGTCGCCAGACGAATGCGCCGGCCTTGCGCAGGGCATCGACGATCGGCTTCTCGTTGGCATCGCGCTGGGCGAAGCGGGGCATCGGCATCAGTCAGCTCCTTCGGTTGTTCCACGTGGCACGCGCGGGTCGCGGCCGAGCAGCACGGTGGCGATCGCTCGACACCCCGGGCAGCTCACGAGCTTCGGCTTGCCGGCGAAGTCGCCGGCGTCGAGATCACCGCACAGCGCGCGGGGCAGCACGGCGTCGGCGGGCGTGTACGAGAGGTGCTTCATCGCACGAGCCCCCACGCGAGGCGGACCCAGAGCACGGCCCATGCGATCGCCAGCGTCACTGCGCACCTCCGAGCCGGGTTCCGGCGATCACCGCGGCGACGTTGGCGTCCCGCAGTTCACCAAGCGCTCGGGTGAGCTCCCGGACCTGGCGGCGCAGCTCGTCGGCGGCGGCCTTGGTGTCGCGCAGGCGGCGCCGCAGCTTCTTCGCGTCGCGGTCCTCCGTGTTCAGCCGCTCAACGTCGGCCTCAAGCCGTCGGACCCCGCGGGCGAGCTCGCCGACCCGCTGGTCGCTCGATGCGAGAGCAGACCTGGCGCCGCGGAGCTCGTGTTCGACCTCGGCCTTCTCAGCCTGGGCGCGATTGCGTTCGAGTCGGAGGTCGGCGATGAGCTGGTCCAGTCCCTCGACGACGCCGCGCAGTCGGGTGTTCTCGTTGAGGAGCTCGGCGGTCGCCGCGGTGTGCGCGCGCCGCTCGGCGGCGAGGCTTTCCTCGATCCGTCGATCGACCTCGGCATCAACGCGGCGCTCGACGACCCTGCGAAGGTGCGCGACGACCCTGCGAAGGTGCGCGTTCACCGCGACCCCTCCTTGGCGCTCAACCTGGCGAGGCGGGCGCGGATGTTCTTCTCGTCGCGCTTCAGTCGCTCCACCTCGTCGTGTAGCCGCTGCAGCTTCTCGCCCAGCATCTTCCGACGAGACACCAGGTTGCGCTCATTCGTGGCGTACTCCAGGAGCACGTTGAAGGCGTCGAGCACTCGCCCGCAACTGCGGCACGTGACCTCGCGTTTCTCTTCGTCCACCTGCACGGCGCGGTGCGCACACCACGGCTTCTCGACTGTGGACAGCGAGCCCGTGATGATCGCGTCTGCGCGCTCGTCCTGCCAGATCAGCTTGCCGTCGCTCACCGAGCCTCCAGCACCACGGCCACCACGACCATGGCGACGATCACCACCGCGGCGACCCATGCGAACGCCCGACCAAACGACGCGAGTCGATCACCGCCGCGGCCGAGCAGCGCGTCCTCAGTCGCCCTCGAGATGCGCTCCGCCGGCGGCGTCACCGGCAGCTCGACGTGGACCTCGCCAAGCGGCACGACGGCCCCGCGGCCGTTGCGCTCGACGATTCGATATCCGGCGACAGTCCCCATGAGATCCCCCCTACTCGATGCGGCAGCGCGCCTTGTCGAACTGCAGGTCGACACAGGCGCGGCCGAGGCCCTGGTGGTTCTTCAAAACCTCGAGCCGCAGATGCTCGGTGCAGCCGGCGTCGAGATCACCGCCGCCGACTTGCGGCGCGTGGTCGATCTCGCGCTCGGGCGGCACCGGCGGCACCCACAGCGCCATGATTAGCTTTCCCTCCTGCTCGATGGCTCCGCTCTCGCGCAGGTCGGACAGCCGCGGTCGCCGCGGCTTCTCGGAGCGCTCGATGTCGCGGTTGAGCTGACTGAGGACGAGCACCGCGAGGTTGTCCTGGTAGGCCAGCTCGGCGAAGGCGTGCATGGCGTCTTCGATCTCCTGGTCGCGGCGCTGTCGCCGGCCGCCGCCCCGCCGATCTGCGGCGACGAGCTGCAGGTAGTCCACGACGACGAGGGCGGTCCCGATGCGGCGGCGCATCGCGCGAGCCCGACGCACCGCCCTCATCGCCGTCCAGCCATGGGCGTGGTCGATGGCCAGGTTGTCGCGGCCGGCGAGGCGGTTGGTCGCCTCGCCGAGCTCGGCCAGCTGGAAGCGGTCGAGCTCGCGCGCACGGATGCTGGCGATGTCGACTCCGCTGTGGCGACCAAGCATCCGCTGGGCCCACCCGCTGCGGCGGTCCTCCCACGTGAGAACGTGGACCCCATGGCCAGCGGCGCTGGCGTGATCGGCGATCGCCAGGGCGACAGAGCTCTTGCCGACCGAGGGCCTCGCCGCGAGCACCGACGGGATGCCGACAGGGATCCCGCGGGTCGCGCGGTCGAGGCGATCGATGCCGGTCGGTACGCCGACGTGGCGTCCGTGGCCGTCGTCGTGGTCGAGGGCGTCGCGGTACTCGGCGGCGACCGCGGCGCCCATCGTCGGGTCTTCGTGGGACCGGCCGGTGTCGATCTCGCCGGCCTTGCGCAACAGATCCGAGAGCAGCTCCTCGCCCTCCTCATGGCCCTGGTAGGCTCGCTGGCGGAGCTCGGCGGTTAGGAGCACCAGCTCTCGGCGCACGCGGCGCTCGTGCAGGATGTCGGCGTAGTGCTCGACGTTCTCCGCGGTCCCGCCGGCGGTGAGTATTTCGCCGAGGAATGGCTCGCCGCCAACGGCCTCGAGCTTCCCGACGCGCTCGAGAGCGGCGGTCACGGTGAGGTCGTCCACCACGATGCCGTCGCGATGGAGCCCGGCCATCGCTGACCAGACGGCGCGGTGGCGCGGGTCGAAGAAGCAGGCCTCGCCCACCTCGAGCCAGCCGAGGATGTCGGGGCGCACGAATGCAGCGCACAGGACGGCGCGCTCGGCGTTGGGGTCGTTGGGTAGCGTTTGGGTCACAGTCGGGGCACCTTTTGCCAGTCATCGCCGCCAGCGCGGAGCTCTTGCACCTCGACGAGGTCGTTCCACTTCCGCCACAGCGTCTCGACGGTGTAGGGGGGCTTCAGCTTCCAACTGGGGCCGACCTCGAACAGCAGCCGAGCTCGCCGTTCGAATTCAGCCAGGCCGAAGTCGTTGGCCAGCTTGTCGGCGAAGCTCAGGTGCGTCAAAGGCCACGACGGCTTGGAGCCGTAGGCTTCGCCGAAGACCTGCTCCCATACCGCCCGGGCTCGCTCTTGGGTCTCGAACTGGTTCGTCTCGTCCATACTGCGCGCGCGCGCGTCGGGGTCGCGTAGCGACGGAGCAGGAGCAGGAGCAGGAGCAGGAGCAGGAGCAGGAGTGTTTTCGGACCCCTTTTGGTTTTTTGAAACCACCTGGTTTCCGGGTGGGTTAACCGGGTGGTTTCCGGGTGGGTTAACCGGCGGTTTCCGTGGCGCCGATTTCTTCTTTGGTCGCCCACCCTTACGCCCATTCTCACGGTTCGCCTTGAGCCACAGTAGGCGGTCGCCACCAGCCAGCCGCACGCGACCGAAGCGCGTTTCCGTGGCGAGATTTGACGCGACTACTGCGGTAGTTATGCCGTCGACTCCGATCAGATCGTCGATGTCATCGGCCTCCAGCTCGTCGGTCTCCGAGCTGGTGCAGTGCGCCCAGATTCTGATCATCGTGCCGAGCCCGAGATCTTGGGCAGCCCACCGCGGCAGCTCGATCCCGGAGAGCTTCGCGAGTCGGCGGCCGAGCCGAACAAACCGCGGGTCGATGAGCGCCGCGAAGTCGACGTTGACGCGGCTCAAGGTCGCCCCTCTTGCTCACGCGCCCTTCGAGCAGCCAGCACCGCCTGCTCATCGTCCGAAGACAGAAGCAGGGCGACTGCCTCTCGGGCACAGCTGTCTGGGTCTCTCCAGATCTCCGACCCGGTGAATCGAACTGTCGAGATGCCAGCAGCGAGAATATGTCGGTCACGCTGTTTGTCGTGACGGGCTTGCTCTTTCGTCTTCTCGTGGAAGTCGTGCCCGTCGCACTCGATAGCGAGGACGTTCGGCTGCGGAACGCCGCCGCGACAGACGAGCAAGTCGACACTGTATTTGCCGATTCGGGCCTGCGGGAAGATGTCGATCGTTCCGTTGCCTGGGAATTCAGAGTCCCAGAACGGAACCATGTCCTCGTAGGTGCCGTAGTCGCCGTCGCCGCCGACTGCGAACGCACCTCCCCACTCCAGCATCCGATAGCCCCTGCGGGTGATCCACCGGAGGGTCTCTCCGAATATGGCTGGACGGCTGAACAAGTGCGACGAGACGCCAATCCCAAGGTTGCGATCGGCAGCCAGCGCTATGAGAGATCGGTGGAGGGCGGCCTCTATGGGCGATCCCGAGACGTGGCCGATCCGCCAGAGACAAAAGTTCGCCGTCTCAGCTGCCGCCCTCATCTTCATCTCGACCAGCCGCCCTTCGACGTCTTTCCAGAGGGGGCCGTCGCTCATCGCCCCTCGCTCCTCTTCGTTCGCATCGGCGCCCGTCGCAGCCGCTTACTCCGCGCCCGCGAAAGCACGCGATGGCGAAGGCCGTCGTAGACCTTGCCGAGGTGTTCGCGACCGATCTCGTCCCACGCCTCGGCGAGCTCGGCCGGGTTGAGGTCGTCGCCGAGCGCGGCGTGCGCCACCAGGTCGAGCAACGCGCTGTCGGCGAGGGCGTTCTCGACCGCGAGCAAGATCAGCAGGTCGCGAGCCGACAGCGCACAGCCGCTCTTGAGTCGCTGCTCGGTCACCGAGTGAAGCGCCCGCGCGAGCCAGCTCTCGGACCGACCGAGGATCTCCGCGGCGCGTGACCGGGTGAGACGGTTGACCAGGGCGCGGGCGGTGGCGACCATCCGCTCGTCAAGGTCATCGATCGCTGCCTGGTCAGGACCTTGGCCGACTGCTGGGTCGGCACAAACGTGAAGCGGTTGCGAGCTCACCGAAAACCCCCGAATCCTCTGTTCAGCGGTTCATTCGGTGCTTTTCGCCTCTCGCCTCGGGCAAAAAAAGAGGCGTGGATGCGCACACTTCTGAGGCCACGTGCCGGTAGGCTCCTCGGATGGAGCTGAGTTGGAAGGAGGCCCTGGTCATCGTGGTCGCAGCGACAGGACTGATCGGCTACGGGGTGTGGAGCTGCAGCCGAGGCAACAGCGGAGACACCGTCGGCGTGAGGCCAGAGGCCCCGGTGAACGCGCCGGGGTGCCTCCGCGCCGCTGCCGAGGTCATCAGCGCGGGCCGCGAGTGCGGGCTCAACATGTCCAGGTACAGCCCGACGAAGATCTGCCGGTCCTACATCGAGGTGGAGAAGTTCACCGACGAGCGCGCCGTGGAGCGCCTGAGGCTGATCATGGACCAGGACTGCTCTGGGCTCCGGGCGGCCGTGGACGGCGACCGCATCTAGCCGACCGAGCACTAGCCGGCCTCGGCGGCGACGTCGAAGAACAGCGTAACGAGATCAACCCCCAGTGTTCCAGCAATGCTAGGCCACAGGTTGGACCTGGGCGCGTAGGTCCCGCTCTCCCATGCCGAGACAGCCGGCTGTCCGACTCCAATCTCGCTGGCGAAGTCCTCCTGGCGGAACCCGGCAGCTACACGCGCCGCCCGCAAGCGCTCGCCGAGCGTGATCTTGTCGACCGGTTTCACAGGGTCAAATCAGCACACTTGATGAATCAGGTCAAGTGATATCAGACTCACTGGTCGAGGTTGACGCGATATCAAGAACCTGTGCCACCCCTTGCCGACGTCGCAGAGCTGGGAACGATGGATGACTGGCCGGTCCTCTACACCGACGCGGAGTGGAGAAAGGCGTGCAGGGCGCGCATGGCCGAGCTCGGCGTTGGGCAGGGGACGCTCTCAGTACACCTGACCGGGACGGACACAAGGCAATCCACGATTTCAACGGTGCTTGGCGAGAAGGATCCGCCGCCTCGATCTAGCTATGTGTTGCCGCTGTCGGTGGCGCTGGGGGTGGAGCTGCCGCCGATGGCGCAGCTTGAAAGGATCTATCTCCAGAGGCCCGACCGCCGGTTCTTCGAAGCCATCCTGCAACTCATCAAGATTTCAGGCGTCCCGTAGAAATCTGAATCGGCACCGTCAAAAGCGAAGCGTCGATACCTCGTGTCGACATGCGCTTCGCCGAACTCCTTAGCCACCTATCTCGCCAGTCGCCCTCGGAGCAGCGGCACTTTCTTCTGCGAGTCCACGCGCTCGCCAAGCTCTGGGACTTCGATAGAAAATCAGTCGAACTGATTTTAGGGCTTGACCGCGGCGCCGGTTATCAGTACGACTGATAACCATGCAGCCCGAACCAACCCCTCCCCCCGCTCTCAGCCGAGCCCACCGAGCCGCCCATGAGCTGGCTCGCACGAACGTAAACGCGTTCATCCAGCAGACCCGCGGACGCCTGCCGTGGGACTCCGAGCACACCGACTCCGGCGTGACCGTCGTGTCGGGCCGCTGCACCGAGTGCGGCGAGCGGATCGACTTCGCGGTCCCCGAGGATCACCTCCTCGCTCAGGCTGCCCACCTTCGCCGCCGCGCCCGGCAGTTGCGCGAGAACCAGCGCACCGCCGACGAGCAGCTCGCCGAGCGATACGCGTCGAGGATCGACTTCATCGAGTCGATCGCCGCCGAGCTCGAGGGGAGAATCTGATGAGCGCCAACGCCATCGCGCGCGCCGCGCGGCGCGACGCCGACCAGCTCAGTATCGAGATCGACCGCCTGCGCTACGCCGCCCTCATGGGCGATGTAGTCGACGCCGCCGAGATCCGCGCCGAGATCGAGAAGCTCCAGCGTCGCCTCGCCGACGACACCGAAGAGCTGGTCAAGCTCGCCGAGTCGCGGGCGGCCAAGGCGGCGTCGTGATCGATCCGGGGAAGTGGAAATGGTTCGGCTACGCCGGCCATCTGTGCGTCGCCGCCGAGTGCCGGTTCCACCTGTTCACCCAGGTCGGCGACCACCTGATTTCGACGGTGGGCGCCGGGCATCCCGGCGGCGGCGAGCGGAAGACCATCGGCTCGGGTCCCGGCGACTACTTCGAGACCTACGTCTTCGAGGCGGGCCCGCCGTGCAGCGCCGATGGGTGTGACTGCGGTGGGATGCCGACGCTGGCGAGTTTGATCGAGCTTGACGGAGTTCGCGCTCGCACCGCCGCCGACGCTCAGGCGAACCACTTGAGACAGAGCTGGCGGTACGCCGAGCTCGACGGGGCACCCCGATGAGCAACGTCGGCCCCTCCCAGATCCTCCGCGTCGAGTACGACCACCATGCGGCGCACGACCCGTACACCGGGCGACCGCTCTACGACCTGCAGTGGTTCCACGTCCGCGCCCCGTTGCGCTCCGGCGGCCCGCAGCGCCCGGCCGAGCTCCCCGTCGACGCCGAGTACCACTCTGGCTATCGGGACAAGGGTGGCGCACAGGCTTGGCTCTTCGTCTGCCGAGTCGCTCCAACCACCCAGACCTGCCCCCGGTGTGAATCCCGAATGCGAGGCGCCGCGTGACCGCCCGTCGGACCGAGACTCGCACCCACGCCGATGGCCTGTTCAACGAGTCGGGCGGATGGCGCCGCTACCTCCGAGGACTCCCGGTGACGTGCGGCAGCCAGCTCGAGATGCGCGCCGGCTCACAGTGGGTGCCGGTGCGTTACGAGGCGAGCTTCCGCGGCGACGTCGGCCTCCGAGAGCGGCTCTACGTCGAACCCGGGCGGTGTCTGCTGATCGAGCTTGGCTCCGAGCCCGAGCTGCGCTGGAGAACGCCGTGACGCTGGCCTGCCAAGAGTGCGGCGAGACGATCAGCTGCACCTGCGCGCCGGCCGACGGTGGTCACTGCCTGTGCGCCGACTACACGTTCGTCGGCGACGCGGTCTGTTGGGACTGCGTCGCGGAGGCTGATCGAAAGGCCGACCAGCTCGGCCGCATGCACGACCGAGCGACCGCCGTCGCCTCGCACCTGGTCGGCGAGGACCTCACGAAGTGATGGGCGGCAAGCCGAGACTGCGGCGCGAGGTCGCGCTGTGCGAGTGCGGCAATCCGCGAGAGGTCGCCATCAACCAGTCGCTTGCGCTCCACGGGTGCGAGAGCTGCAACCGCATGGACGGGTTTGGCCCACGCCAGCGAGAGATCGTCATGCTCCTGCGCGAGGCCGAGGGCCCGCTGAAGACCTCGGCGATCGCTGCTGAGCTCAGGGTCAAGCACAACACCGCCGCCGTGGCCCTCAGCCGCGCCGTTCGCGCCGGTGTCGTCACCAGGCGGCTGGGCGACCAACGCCACTCCGAAGAGTCCGAGTACTACCTGCCCAATTTGCCGCCGGCGTCGCTCGACGCTCCTCTCGACGTCGCTTGTTCTCGAGGTCCACGATGAGTAACGCGTGCCCCGTCGATGTCGACTACACCCGCGGCCTGGGCGGCTCGCAGATCGCTGCCGCGGTCGGGCTCAACCCGTACTGCCCGCCGATCCAACTGTGGTGCGAACTGGTCGGTGAGGCCGAGGGGTTCGAGGGCAACCGCTTCACCAAGTGGGGGAAGCTGCTCGAGGAGCCCATCCGCCAGGAGTACGCCGAGCGCCACGGGGTCGTCGTCGAGGTGCCCGAGCCGATCGTGGATGGCTGGAAGCGCGCGCGTCCTGATGGGCTGGTGTACGAGTACGACCTTCGCGAGCAGCTGCTGTCGGGTCGGCAATGCCTGAACCCACGACCCGACCGCGGCCTCGAGGTCAAGACCGGCGACAAGTACACCACCGATCGCTGGGGCGAGCCGGAGACCGACGAGATCCCGATCGAGTACCTGTGCCAGGACACCTGGTACATGCACGTGACCGACCTCCCCCGGTGGGACACGGCCGTGCTCCTGGGCGGCAACGACTACCGCGAATACATCCTCGAGCGCGACCGCGACTTCGAGCGCTCGCTCGTCGCGCGCGCCTCCCACTTCTGGCATCACCACGTGCTCAAGCGGATCCCGCCCGAGCCCGACGGGTCCGACGAGTATCGCGACTGGATCGGTCGCCGGTACCCGCACGTGACCGACGACTACGTCGAGGCCGACGAAGTCGCTGACCAGATGGCCGTGCAGCTGCGCGACGTGGTCCGCGAGATCAAGAGCCTCGAGCGCGTCGAATCGAAGCTGTGGAACGAGCTGCTCTCGCGGATCGGCGACGCCTCCGGGATGGTGACGTCCGTCGGAAAGATCACGTACCGCCCCGTCAAGGGGAAGGCGAAGACCGACTGGGAGGCGATTGCCCGCGAGCTCGCCGACCGCCTCGGGCTGTCGACCCGCGAGCGACTTCAGCTCACTGCCGACAACACCGCCCGCGGCAAGGGCTATCGAGCCCGCCGCCGCCCCAACGCATGGACCAAGGAGATCGACTAGATGACCCGCAACACCGACACCGCCGTCCAGAGGCGCCCGACCGGGCCGGTGGCCGCTCTCAAGCACTTTTTGACCGCGCGAACCGAGCAGCTTTCGGAGTGGGTGACCGACGGTGTCGACCCGCGCGCTCTGGTCCGATTCGCGCTCTTCGAGGTCCAACAGTCGCCGCAGCTGCAGAAGTGCACGCCGGCGTCGATCTACCTCTCGCTCCTGGCCTGCGCCCAGGTCGGCCTCGAGCCCGGCGGCGTCAAGCAGGAGGCGTTCATCGTCCCGTACAAGGACCAGGCGACCTTTCAGCTCGGCTGGCGCGGGATCGTCAAGCTCGCCCGCCGGTCCGGTGAGATCACCGCACTGACAGCCAACGTCGCCCACGAACACGACGACTTCGACTTCGACCTCGGCTCCGAGCCGTTCGTTCGTCATCGCCCCGCGCTCGCTGATCGCGGACGGCTGATCGGCGCCTACGCGTTCGCCAAGCTCAAGACCGGTGAGCTCGATGTCGAGTGGATGTCGCTCGCCGACCTGGAGAAGATCCGCGGCGCCTCTCATGGTGGCCCGGCGTGGAAGGACTGGGCCGATCAGATGTATCGAAAGGCGCCGATCCGGCGGCTCGGCAAGAGGTTGCCGCTCGGCGGCGACTACATGCTCGGCGCCCGCCTGGACGAGCTCGCCGAGGGCAACGACCTCCACGGCTACCGCCAAGTGCTCGAGTCGACGGGTGCGGTGATCGACGTCGAGGCCGAGGAGCCCCGGCCGCTGAAGTCGGTCAAAGGCGTCGCGGCGGCGAAGCGGCGGCTGGCGGCGACCGCGACCGCGGATGATGAGCCACCTCCCCACGGTGCAGACGAGACCCCGCCCGAGGATGATCCGCCGGCAGAGGCCGAGGTAGTCGACGAGCTCGGCGCCGAGGTGGCCGACATCGCGGCCAAACTCGACACCGGCAAGGTGACCAAAGGGATAAAGGCGCGGATCCGCAAGCTGCCCGAAGAGCACCGCATCCCGCTGATGCTGCGAGTCGATGAGATCGAGGGGAACGGCGCCTGATGGCATCGCTCCGCGAACAGCTCGAGCTCCTCGTCGAGCTCGGCGAAAAGGCGACGCCGAGGCCGTGGGACATCCGCCGCGAGGACGCCGAGCACGGCGCGATTGACTACCAGCTGCACGTCGGCAACGGCGGTCACATCGCGTCCACTAGTGAGCTGGCCAGCGACCAGGCCCGCCCCGACGCGCTCTACATCGCCGCATCCGCCAACTGCGCTCTGCCCCTCGCCCGGGTGGTGCTCGCCGCCCTCGACTGGTGCGACGACGACGGCACCTGCCATTTCTGCGCGCTCGGACAGCAGGTCGCGCCGCCGCCAGGCCGCGGGTGGCTCGGTGAGCCGCTGCCGACCCAGGAGTCCCACGACGACGACTGCCCGCTCGCCGAGGCGGCGCGGGCGATGGGGGTGGAGCTTTGATCTGCCCGGGTTGCAAGCACGAGACGAACCGCCCGGCCGTCCAGCCGCTGACTCCGTACCTCGACGCCAAGTGCGGCAGCTGCGTCCATCTGACAACGGTCACCCCGGGCGCTCGGAGCTTCCACAAGTGCGCCATCTCCGCGCAGACTAGGGGCCCCAGCACCGATGTCCGCCTCAAGTGGTTGGGCTGCGAGCGCTGGTGGCCGGCCAAGCAGAGCACCCGGTGCTCGGAGTGCGGCACCGAGGGTTTGCGCCTGGTCGCCGACGACGTTCCGAACCCGCAGCTCGCCTGCGATGGCTGCGGCGGAATGTTCGATCTCGATGAGTGGGTCCGCAAGGCACCGCCGTCGAGCCAGTGCCACTACGTACGAGCTGACGGCCGCTCCTGCCGTCACGACAAGGGTCACCGCGGACCTCACGAGGTCGGGTGATGGCTGCGATGCTACGTCGCCGGCCTATCCTCCTGCGTTCCACGCCCCTACGGGCTCGAACGACAGGCTCCGCCCCTGCGGGCTCGCCTGTGTCGCTCCGCGACGGGCTGTGCAACTCGGGCTCACGTCGGCCTTGGCGTCGGCGTGAGCTTCGGGGGACCACAGCCACGGAAGGGCGGGGGCGATGACCGAAGCCGCCGCCGAGCTCGTCCTCGACATCGCCCGCCGCCACGTCCTGGCCGCGGTGTGCTTCTGGCCGGGGTCGACCACCACTGAGCTCGACAACGCCACCGGGTTCGGCGAGGAGGTCGTCGCCGAGCTGCTCGCCGAGCTCGAGGCCGAGCGGTTCGTGAGTTCGAGGGGGGGCTTGGTGGCTGAGATGAGGTGGAGCGTGCGCTGGCCGCGGCGACCACAGCCGACCGCCGAGCTGGCGCCGGTCGAGCTCGCCGCGGTGGCGACCCCGACCCGACTACACCGAGCCGCGCCCGTGGCCGTGGAGCCCGACATGACCCGACTGCAGTCGCTTATCGAGAAGGTCCGCGCCCGCCTGGTCCCCGAGGAGATCAACGGCGGCGAGCGCTGCCCGACGTACCTTTACCGCTGGCAGCTGCTCGAGCTCGCCGGCGTCAAGGTCTACCTCCATCGCATCGTCGCCGACGACTGGGCGCTCGACCTGCACGATCACCCGAAGCGATTCATCTCGATCGGTCTCGCCGGCAGCTACCACGAGACGTCGGTCGAGGACGGCATCGAGCGCCGGCGGTGGTGGCACGCGCCCTGGTTCCGCACGTTCCCGGCTGAGCACCGGCACCGGCTTCGCGTCCCCTTCGGCGAGTGTTGGACGCTGGTGATCGTCGGCCGTCCCGAGCGCGAGTGGGGGTTCTGGTCGGACGGTCGTTGGATCCAGTGGCGGCGCTACGTCGAGACGGTGCCCGGCTCGAAGGTGGCCTGCCAGTGAAGCGCCACGGCCCCCGCATCCGCGTCGTCTACGACTGCACCGGTTGCGCGTTCCTCGAGCGCCGACCTGGGCACGACCGAACGCCCTGGATCGGGCCGGTCGGCCTGCCGATCCTCCTGTGCGCAGAGCCCACCGTGTCCGAGCGGTACGGCGAGCCGCAGGCGCTGGGGTACGACGGAACGCCGACCTGGTGCCCGTGTCGCGGAGCGGGCGCATGAGGTATGTGTACCTCGGCGATCGCTTCACCCGCGAGGACCTGGTCGGCGCCGGCTGCGATCCGGTCCGGCGCGCTGACGGCAAGTGCATCGTCGGCCGCAACGCGGTGCAGCTGGTCGACTTCGAGGGCGGCGAGCGGCACGTGGTGCTGCGGCGTCGGTTGCGACTGAGGAGCAAGCTCGGATGAAAGACGAACACGCAACGGCACCGCCGGCGGTGCCGACCTTCGCGACCCGATGCACACCGTGACCTCACGCGACCGCTTTGGCCTCGTCACAGTCTGCGGCGAGGAGTACGCCATCACCGACATCGGGATGCGAATGCTCATCGCCCGCGAGCTCTACCGCGCCCAGGGCTTCCCCTATAGCTACCGGATCAGTCTCGAGCACCACGGGAAGCCGCTCACGAAAACCGCGCAGGTCAAGATGTGCGGCAACTCGGTCCCGCCCCAGCTGGCGGCGGCGATCGTTCGGGCGAACTGCGCTGAGGCCGTGGCGCGGCCGGTGGAGGTCGTGGCTTGACCTACTATCAGAGATTCCTCGACTCCAAGCTGCAGCTCCCGCCATCGACCGGGATCGAGGTCGAGCCGGGAGTACTTGGCGAGCACCTGTTTCCGTTCCAGTCCTCGATCGTGCAGTGGGCCCTTCGCCGGGGCCGCGCAGCGATCTTCGCCGACACCGGGCTCGGCAAGACGTTGGTGCAGCTCGAATGGGCGCAGGCGATCACGAGAGAGACAGGCGGTCAGGTCCTGACGCTGGCCCCCTTGGCCGTAGCTCAGCAGACCGTGCGAGAGGCTGAGCGGTTCGGGATCGACGCCGACTACGCCCGCGACCACAACGACATCGGGGCCAACGCCTCCATCGTCGTGACCAACTACGAGCGGCTCGATCGATTCGGGGTCGAGGGCTTCGATGGCGTCGTGCTCGATGAGTCGAGCATCCTTAAGAGCTTCACCGGCAAGACGAAGCGCGAGCTCGTGGAGCGCTGCGCGTCGGTCCCCTACCGGCTGGCCTGTACCGCGACGCCAGCACCGAATGACCACCTCGAGCTCGGGAACCACGCCGAGTTCCTCGGGGTGATGTCCAGCCACGAGATGATCGCCCGCTGGTTCATCAACGACACCTCGACCTTCGGGACCTACCGGCTCAAGGGCCACGCGGTCACGCCGTTTTGGGACTGGGTGGCGTCGTGGGCGATCTGTTGCGCGATGCCCTCCGACCTCGGCTACAGCGACGAGGGGTACAAGCTCCCCGAGCTCCGGCTGGTCCCGCACGTACTTGACGTTGACCTTCTCGAGGACCGCGGCGACCAGCTCTTCCGCATGCCCGAGCTGTCGGCCACCTCGATACACCGCGAGAAGCGCCGGACCGTCCGCGACCGCGCCGCCAAGGTAGCCGAGCTCGTCGGCGTCGAGCCGGCCGAGCAGTGGGTGGTCTGGTGCGAGACCAACTACGAGGCCGATGCGCTGGTCGGACTCATCCCCGACGCTGTGGACGTTCGCGGATCCCACTCCGCCGAGTGCAAGGAGCAGGCCGCTCTCGACTTCGTCGATGGCCGAATCCGGGTTCTGGTCTCGAAGCCGTCGATCTTCGGCTGGGGTCTCAACTGGCAGCACGTCGCCCGGATGGCCTTCACCGGCGCGACTTTCAGCTACGAGAGCTTCTACCAGGCAGTCCGCCGGGCCTGGCGCTTCGGGCAGACACGTCCGGTCGAGGTGCACGTCGTGATGGCGCAAACCGAGGCGTCGGTCTGGCAAGTACTTTCGGCCAAGCGCGACGGCCACGACGAGATGCGCGCGCAGATGTCGGCGGCGATGCGCCGCGCTCAGGCGCGCGAGTCGAAAGTCGACCGTTACAACCCGACCAAGCCGATGGCGTTGCCGTCGTGGATGCGGAGGTCCGTGTGAAGGTGCTCGACCAGTCCCAGGGTGACGACTGGGTGCTCTATCAGGGCGATTGCGCGGAGGTGATCCGCGGCCTGCCCGACGAGTCTGTCGGCCTGAGCGTGTTCTCGCCGCCCTTCAGCAATCTGTACACCTACAGCGACTCGGACCGCGACATGGGGAACAGCGCCGACGACGGCCAGTTCCTCGCGCACTACGGCTTTCTCGCCGGCGAGCTCCTGCGGGTCACGATGCCCGGCCGGCTCTGCGCCGTCCACTGCAAGGACCTCGTGGACTACGCGGGGAGCTCCGGTCGTGCTGGCCTGCGCGACTTCCCCGGCGACCTAATCCGCGCCCACGAGGCCGCGGGCTGGAAGTACCACTCGCGGGTCACGGTCTGGAAGTGCCCGGTCCGCGAGATGCAGCGGACGAAGGCCCACGGGCTGCTCTACAAGCAGCTCCGCCGCGACTCGACGTTCAGTCGCCAGGGCCTCGCCGAGTACGTCTTGGTCTTTCGCCGCTGGGCGACCGAGGGCGACGAGGTCGAGCCGGTCGAGCACACCGAGGAGACCTTTCCGTTGCAGCGCTGGCAGGAGTGGGCCTCTCCGGTCTGGATGGATATCCAACAGACCAACGTCCTCAACGTCGAACTGGCGCGCGAGGACGGCGACGAGAAGCACATGTGTCCTTTGCAACTCGATTTGATCGAGCGGTGCATCGCGCTGTGGTCGAACCCAGGGGACGCCGTGCTCTCGCCGTTCGCCGGGATCGGCAGCGAGGGGGTGGTGTCCCGCCGCCTCGGCCGGCGGTTCGTCGGCGTCGAGCTCAAGCGCAGCTACTGGGAGCGGGCGGCCAGGAACCTCGACGAGGCCGCTCGGCAGCGCGACCTGTTCGCGGGCGTGGTGGGGCCATGAGCCGCCACACCTGCCACCTCCCCGGGTGCAATACCGCCTGCCCGCCGAGATACCTGTTCTGTCGGCTGCACTGGTCGATGGTCCCGCGCGATCTCCAGCTCGAGGTCTACGCGACGGTCGGCGATCGCGGCAGCGCGATCGACGCCTCGTGGGCGCCGTGGTGGCGAGCTCAGGCGCAAGCGACGGCGGCGGTACTGCGAGCGATCGGCAAATGCGATGACGAGGCGCTCGAGAGCTGGCTCGCCAAGGAGATGGCGGTCGCCGACGCGATGGAGCGGCCGCGGTGAGCTCCGCGATCGCCCATCGGCTCCAGGGCCTGCTCGCCGCCATTGAGCGCGAGCTCGACCGTTCGGGAGTCCCCGGCGAGCTGCTCGTCACGGTCTACTGCCGCGGCTCCGATGTCGTGCGCATCGGTGCCCGCGAGATCGAGGGCGTGAGGTGGAACCCGGAGTCCGGCCACCTGTCGTCGAGCCTTGACGACCGCGTGCGCCTGGTCGTGCCGGGTACCGAGCCGCCGACTCCGCTGCAGCTCGGCCGGGCGGTGAAGCGGAGCTTCACGCTGGTGCCCGAGGGTGATGGTGAGGGTGGGGTGCCGTTCTGATGGCGCTCCGCCCCCGAGCCAATCCGCCGATATGCTGGCTCTGCGATCGACGCCTGGCCTACGGCGGCCGTCGCTACAAGCTCGTGCTCGACCTGGATGGGCACGAGCACCCGGCGCACGTTTGGTGCGATCCTGAGCCGGAGGTGACTGCGAGGCCGACGGGGTGAGCGAGCTCGTCTTCGGCGGCCTCGACGACGGTGAGTTCGTCGGGACGCGCGGCTCGGCGAGGAAACGGCCCTTCTCGTTCCCGATGCCGACGCACTGGTGCTTCGGGTCGAACGCCGACGGCCACAGCTGGGAGCAGCGAATGTCGGGCGCCCGGCGAGAGGTCGACGCGGAGCCGGAGCCGCCGGCTCAGCTGGAGCTCGGGCTGTGAGCGACATCCCCCACGACGTCTGGATCTCGGTCAAGCGACTCGCCGATCTGGAGTACACGACCCGGAGCCAGGTCTATCACCTGATCGACGCCGGCGTCATGCCGCACTCGCGGATCGGCGGGCGGATCCGTGTCCGCCGCTGCGACTGGCGGGCGGTGCACGAGGCGAGCGTGAAAGGAGGGACAGCGTGAGCAATCACCCCCAGGTCTCAGACCTCGACGAGAGCACCCAGTTTACTGACGCCGTCGATGCCGTCGCGATCGCCTACCGCTGCGAGCGGTGCGACGTCGAGCCCGGCGACTGGTGCCGGACATCGTCCGGTCGCCGCGCTCAATACCTGCACGCTCCCCGCATCGATCCGGCGTGGAAAGGCCTGCAGTGGGCCACCCAGCTCGGCTAGCGAGAGGCGGAGCTCTATAATCGGCTTGCAGACGGCGCCGGATCCGGAGATGGTTGATCGACATGAGTGACGGCGAAAAACTGATCTGGGCCGCCGCCTTCGCATCCTGCCTTGCCGGGATGGACCGGACGGATGAGTCGAGCACAAGGATCGCAGCCGGGTTCGCGACCGATGCGGTTGCCGCAGTCCGCGCGCTGTCGGAGGACTCGATCACCGAGGGCATGGCCACGACCGAGGAGGAGGCCTTCGACGGTCGCGTGGTGGATTCTGCTCAGGCGGTGGCCCTGTGGCAGTTCAAGAAAGCAGGATGGTCGTGAGCGTCTCTTGAGCGCCTACAGGCGCAAGGACCGCGGCGGCGAATGGTGGTTTCGCAAGCAGATCCGCTTACCGGACGGCACCAAGTACCGCGTGCACGTCAAGCCGCCGATCAACACGAAGGCGGCGGCCGAGATCTCTGGGCGAGCTGAGATCGAGCGCCGACTTAACCCGGCGGCGCTGGCGCCAACGTTTGCCGAGTGGTGGAGCGGGCGCTACTGGGCCGAGGCCGTCGAGGCCGAATCCGACAACCAGACAGAGCGCACGAAGACGCTCAAGCGGTCGCTTTATCGCAACCACCTCGGGCCGGCGCTCGGTCACCTGCGGCTCGACGAGATCGACGTCGGGGTGATTCAACGCTTCAAGCTCGAGCTCGCCGACAAGCCCGGCCGCAAGCCCGGGTCGAAGCTGTCGGCGAAGTCGCGCTCTAATATTATACTGACGTTGAGCCACGCACTCACCTACGCAGAGGAGGCCGGCGTGATCGCGAGCAAGCCGAGGGTGAGAGCGCCGCGGATCGTTAAGCCAGAGATCGAGCCGTGGGAGTTTGCCGATTACCTGACGCTCCTGGCCGCGGCCGACGCCGACGCGCGACGCTGGCTCGTCGCGGTGCTGCTCGGCGCTGATGCCGGACTCCGACTGGGTGAGATCCGCGGGCTCGAGTGGGGCGATGTCGATCTCCACGGCGACGCGATCCACGTCCGGCGCCAGCGAGGCCCGCAGGGCGAGGTTGGCCCGCCGAAGTGGGGGAGCGTTCGCACCGCGCCCATGTCAGGGACGCTGTGCGCCGCCCTGAGCTCGTTGCCGGCGTCCAGGGGGCGCGTGGTCGCCGGGACGCCGGCGCACGTCGACAAGGCAATCAGGCGGCTCTGCAAGGCCGCCGGGCTCGAGGTCTCGGGCTGGCATCGACTTCGGCACACCTTCGGCGCCAACTGCGCGCGGTTCGGGGCCAACCCGTGGGAGCTCAAGGAATGGATGGGCCACCGCTCGATCACAACCACCGAGCAGTACGTCAACCTGGTGAAGGCGCACCGGCGCAAGCTGCCCGACCGGGTCGCCGCTGCGCTAGCCGCCGCGCCGGTAGAGACCCGAGCGCTCGCCGGGATCGCCGCGCTCTCGTCGCCGGCGCTGGCCACGTCGGCGGACATGGTTCCGATTCGCCGTGGCCCCAATGTGGACCCAGGGATCTCAGAACGTGAGAACGGGGCTCCTGTGGGCTCCGATCTGGTGCGAGCGGTAGGGTTTGAACCGTCTGATGAGGTCGAGTGATTGCGGCAAGTTCTCGGGATCCCTCGAGGTCGAGCTGTCCGTCCCGTCCGTCCCGTCCGTAATGAATGGTCCGGTCCGACCGCCGTGGCCCCAGTGTGGACCCAGGATCGCTCACGGCAGCCGCACGAACCCGATCATCCGGTTCGCGCCGATCTCGCGCTCGAAGCGCCGTACCTTCGAAGGTCTCGCTCCGATCCGCTCACCGTCTCGCGCCTGCTCGGCCACAGCTCGACGCGCATGGTCGAGCGGGTCTACGGGCAGCTGTCGCCGGCCATCTACCGCGGCGCGATCGACCGACTCACCGACTGGGACGCCGGTGGGCCTGACAGGGTGCCGCTGATGGCGCTGGGTGGCGAACATGGCAATGACGAAACGGAGACAACCAGTGGAAATGAAGTGCCCAGGGACAGAGTCGAACTGCCGACACGCGGATTTTCAGTCCGGGTGTTGGTTGGCGGAAAGGGTGGGAAGTCGCGTGGTTGAGCCGCGCGACGGGGCCGCTGAGACGGTGGTGGGCCAATGACTAACCCCCGCTTCAAGCCCGGCGACCGGGTCCACTACAGCAGCGTCATCGGCGAGCCGCCCGTGAGCACTCATACGGTGCGGGAGGTCCGGGTGAGTGGGGACTGGCACGACTTCCCCCTCTACACCCTATCGGACAAACCCGGCTGCGTTGCCGAGGCGGCGCTGAGTCCGGCGGAGTCCGAATGGCCACCCGGGCACGCTGCCGAATTCAAGTCCTGGATCGATTCCGCCTACGCCGCCGGCATGGAGGCCGCGGCGGTGATCGTTCGCGAATGCGCGGAGCCATACACCGAGGGATCCGGACCGTGCGCAGCCTTGGAGGCGGGAGCGTGCCTCGACGCTGTACCCCGCCTCCTCGCCCAGCTCGACCGCTCCGAGCAGGCGCGGCGGGATGCGGAGGCGGAGCTGGAGCGATATATCGAGATGTACCGGGCCGAGCGCCAGGCTCGGCGAGATGAGCAGCGGCGCCACCGCGGAGAGCTTGAGCGCCTCGGATCCGAGTTCGCCAAGCTCCGCGAGCAGCTGGCCGCCCTGAAGGCGCCCGCCGACTGCCCGATCGAGGCTGGCAGTCCTGGCGAGCACAGCGACGAGACCTGCCCGTGGTGCCGCGGCTGGCGGGCCGGTGTCTCAGCTGGGCAGCGAAACGACGACCTCGACGAGCGAATGGCGCAGGAGGATCAGCGGACGATCAGCCAGCTCCGCGAGCAGCTGGCCGACAGGGACAGCCGACTGTCCGAGTACGCCGACCTCGTCACCGAGTATCGCGAGCTCGAGCAGGACCTGCGCGAGGAGGTGAGCGAGGCCTGGGCGGCGGCGAAAGTCCGGCGCGAGCAACTGGCGCTGGCGGTGCGGGCGCTGGAGGCCGTCGTCGCGATCGGCTGCGGCTGTCGGCCGTACCTGGGCGCCTGTGGGTGCGGCGACCGAATGATCGAGGAGGCCGAGGATGTGCTCGCCCAGCTCCGCGGCGAGACCACCGCCGAGCCCGAGCCCCAAGCCGCCGGCCTCCGCGGCTGCACCGCCCGGACCGACAGGGGCCCCCGGCACGTGTGCCAGCGGGCGGCAGGACACGAGGGGCTGCACTACGTCGGGGCGCACGGAGCGAGCTATGAGTGGGGCGACGCGTCCGAGGTCGAGCCATGAGCGTCTCCGACTTCTACCGCGCCGAGCAAGCCGCCCACCGCCGCGCCCGCACCGCCCTCCAGATCCTGCTCGACGACGCCGAGCGCGCTCTGCGCTGGCACTCCATCCCGAGCGGGCAGCGACCCACCACCGGCGGACGCCTGCAGGGGTGCACGGTCTCGGCGCTGCGGGCGATCGCTGAGGAGTGTCGGCGGGGTCTGGGGTCGTGAGTCTGGGGACTTACGGCCGCCCGCCAAGAAAACGCACGGGCCGGTCGATTACCGCTTGACCTCTACACACGGCGTGTGTAGAGTGTACTCATGACGACGACGCAAATCCTGGACGCCCGCTACCTCGACAGCCTCTCGCCCGACAGCGACGCCGCCGTGGCCGCGTACGTCGCCCTGCGCCGCCGCTACCGCCGCACCGCCTGTGTCTACGCCGAGAGCCTCGCTGCGCGCCTCCTGGCCCGCAGGAGGGCGTAGGGCTGGAGCGGACGATAACCCCGAGAGAAAAGGACACCGACCAATGACCACGACCACGACCACCAAGACCCGCTACATCCCCTGCTCGGCCACCGACGTCCCCGAGGGCGTCCGATTCGACGTCCCGCGGCGCAACCAGGGCCAGACCATCGAGGTCGCATACGGCGGATTCGGCCGCGCCGAGCACGACGAGGGCGACGACTACCGCCGCACTCACGACCGCTCTACCGGCGAGACCACCTACGCGCGGCTCGTCGAGAGCGACTAGTGGCCACCCGCATCAACATCTCCCTCGACCTCGCCGACCTCGAGCAGCTCCGCGAAGCTGCCGAGGCGGCGGGGGAGACCCTGTCCGGGTACCTCGTGCGCTCGGCCATCGACCGCGCCACGAGCGAGGGCGCCGACCTCGGACCGCGGGCCCGGGCGTGGCTGCGGCGCGAGTTGCGAGCGCGGCTGGCGGGGTTGATTGACTGATGGGCGGCCGAGCCTTCCGGTTTGGAGATCCACGCGCGCCCGAAGGATTCTGGGGGCAGGTCCAACCTGAGCCGATGGGTGGTTGCTGGCTGTGGATCTCAGGGGGCGGGGTTGGGTATGGGCGTTGGGACGGGCGTCCAGCTCACCGATGGCTGTACGAACTGCTCGTGGCGCCCGTCGCTGGCGACCTCTTCTGCGATCACCTTTGCCGAGTGCGCGCGTGCGTGAACCCCGTGCACATCGAGCCGGTGACGCCGGGCGAGAATTCTCGGCGCGGGGCTATAGACAGGCGCCGGGGGAGGCTTCTACACCCCCGGGCAGGCTTTTCCCGGGGACGCGGCGTGACTCGGATTCCGACGATCAGCGCCGCGGAGATGGCGGCGGAAAGGGAGCGTCAAGAGCTCGAGCGCCTACGCAGGGAGTGGCGTCCGCCAACCACGCAATGGAACACCGACTCCTTTCCCTCAGCGAGGCTTAAGGCCATGCGAGAAAGCGAAAGTGATGACTAAGCTCGCGGCGGATGACGCGTGTCTCGAGATTCAGGACTGGCTCCGGCGCGAGCTGCGGCGGGCGGTGGCCGAAACGAAAGAGACCCGCGACGGTTAACACCCGTCGCGGGTCTAAGTTCGTGCCGCCGGAATTCTGCGGCGGTGGCGGCCCCGCCCTGCAATAGCGATCAGTCTACCACGTCGTTCGGCACCCGGTCACGCTCCTGCTCTCGCCTGAGCGGCCCAGACCACCCACAAGCCGCACAGCGCCCCATCCGCCCCCGGCTCCCCGCCACGACCTCGAGCACTCGCCGACAGCCGGCCGGGCAGCTGCGCGTGATGCCGCCGACGACCTCGAGGGTCACAGCGCCGCTCGGAGTTGCCAGAGCCTCGCATCGGCGCCACGAATTTCCGACCCGTCGGCGAACTGGACGTAGGCCTCGTCGTCGCGTCCGTGTCCACAGCACGCGTTGGCGACGTCGGGCAGCGTGCCGAGGCAGCCGTCGTGACCGGCGACGGTGGCCGCACGCCCGCACTCGCCGCACGGTCGGTCCGCGGCGTCGGCTACCGGCTCGCCTGTGTCCGCGTAGAGCCAGCGCCCGTCGACGCACGTGATTGGATGGCCGCGCCAGAGGCCCGAGACGCTCACGGTGTCCTCAGATACCGCGCGCCCACCAGCCACGGTCTCGGGTTCACCGGCCGATAGACGTCCACCGGGCTGATCTCGAAGTGCAGATGCGTGGCGTCTCGCGCCCGCGGGTTGTCGCCGACCACGATGACGCCCTGCCCGAGCTCGACGGCGTCGCCGACCTTCACCAGCTGGCAGTCGGCCTTGCCGTGCATGAAGCCGGAGCGCTCGCCGTTGCCGTGATCGATCCAGACCCGCCACCCGGTGCCGATCCGCGAGCTCGCCATCACCACCCCCGCGGCCGGGGCGATCGCGCAGGTGCCCGGTGGGATCCACCACCGCCGCTTGCCGCCGCGCATGATCGCCCCGCCGTCGCCGACCGGGACATCGGGGTCGCTGTCGAGCCAGCGATAGAACATGTCCGCGCCGTTGTGTGTCGGCCGCGATGGGTTCTCGGACTTGAACCCGGAGGTGATGATGGGCTGGCGACCGTCGGCGAGCAGGCGAAGCGGCCAGCACTTCTCGATCGGGTCGAGCTCCGCGTCGATCGACGCCGCGGTCCGCGCGCCGAAGATGCCGTCGACCGCGAGTGGCGGATGGCCTGCCTGCCAGAGGCGGGTGAGCTCGGCGGGATCGAAGGTGATCGCGAGCGGGCGGTGGCTGGCCGCCCAGAAGTCGACCAGGGCCTTGAACCGGCGCCAGGAGGGTTTCACGTCGACCTCGTGTGGCTGTACTCCGTGCCGCGGCGAGCCGACAGCATTCGGCGCACGATGCCGGGCTCGGCCTGGAGGCACCCCGGGCACCGCCGCGCGCCAGACGGGTCGCGGATCGCAGGGCGCTGTCCGTCCGGGTCGTCGGCGCCGTCGCCGCAGGCCGATTCCATTTGGTCGCGGATAGACGGCTCGAACAGGTGGTAGAGCGGGTCCGGTCCCGTCCCCGCCGGCAGCCATGCCCACGTTAGAGTCACTCGTCGGTCCCCTCGAGCCTCACCAGCCGCTGCTCGTGGTCGACTACCTGTTGGCGCAGCTCGCCGATCCGCTCGTGGAGATCGCCGATCTCGGAGTCGAGTTTGACCTCGAGCCGCATCCGGAACTTTCGCGCCTCCTCGCATTCGCGGTTGAGCATCTCGTGGATCTCGAGCACCTTGTCCGAGAGCGCTCGGTAGAGCCGGGCATCGATAGAGGAGGCCTCGGGGAGATCGCTGGAGTCAAACTCGACAGTCGGCCGCTTGTCTTTGTCTCTCGTCATCTGCGTCTCCGTCGCGGGGGTATCGTTGGCTTCGAGAGCTGCTCGAGTTTGCTATTGATGGCCGCCAACTCTTGTCGGATCTCCGCCATTGTCTTGGCGGCCGCGCCCTGGTCGGAGTCATAGCGATCGACGATGCGGGCGATCCGTTGCCGGTCGAACTGGTACGGCGAGGCGGTCTGGACGATTTGGTGCACCTCGTCGCGGTCGGTCTTCGTCGACTGCAGCGTCCCCCAACTCACGCCCGCGCTCACGAGGGCAACACCGAGGATCCACCACATCCGCCGCAGGAGCCGGCCGGGTTCGACCTGCTTGATCTCGGCGGCGACCTCGCGCTTGAGCTCGAGCAGTTCTGCGGCCGTCTTGCGCTCGAGCCCGTGGATGTCGTCGCGCAGCCCCTGGAACGCCTGGCCGCCGTCGTTCAGTCGCTTTTCGATGCTGTCGAGCCGCCTCTCGGTCGTGACTCGGAACGTGAGCTCGGCCCGCTCGTCGTCGGTGAGGGTGCGCGGCCGGCGTGGGGGCCCATTGGTCACCGGCCGCTCCGCACGCAGCTCAGGCAGCTGCCGATCTCGCTGCGCCACGCGGTGGCCCGGCCGCAGCTGCCGCAGTACAGCGTGACTCCGCCGACCACGAGCTCGGCGCGCCCCTCCGCGACATCGTCGGCGAGCTGGACCGCGGGCGGGTCGGCGGCCTGGGCGAGCAGCTCGGCGATGGTCGGGCGGGTCAGCACTCGATCACCTCGCCGTCGCGAACCCAGCCGTGCCACCCGCAGCCGACCCAGCGCGGGTCGAGGTCGATGAGCGGGCGGGTCACGCCGGCTTCGCAGCCTGCTTGGTGAGCTGGTGCCAGAGCAACGCGAGCGGCGGGCCGCCGGCGGTGATCAAGGCGGGCAGCCACCCGGCCCCGGTGATCAGGTGATCGGCGAAGCCCTCGGCGAACCCGAGGGCGATCAGCGCGTACGGGATCCATCGCGCCTTCGCGTCGAGCTTCGGCGACCAGCGGCGGGCGAGCGCGATGGCGATCGCGAGCAGCGGCGCGATCAGCGCGGCGATCTTGACCCGGAGGCGGACGTCCGAGTCCTTGTCCCGGAGCGCCTTGACCGCCCCGATCGCCTCGTCGAGCTCGACCTTGAGCTGGTCATTTGTGAGCGGCGGCTCGGCGGCGACCTCGACAGGACCGTTCTCGCCGGCCGTGCTCGCCGCTCCGGCGTCGATCGAGACCTCGTCGGCAATCGGGGCAGCGTCGGGCGCGGCGCTCACGGAGGCGATGGAGCCGCACAAGAGCACGGCGGCGATCAGGGCGCTGGCGGTGTGGCGGATCACGAGGCACCTCCGACCCGGGCCGGCCAGCGCCACTGGTGCTCGCCCTCTCCAAGCGTCGCCGACGTCGCCCACGGCGATTCGGTACCGTCGAGGAAGACGCGCAGGTTGACGTACTCGTCGGACCAGACCGCGACGATGATTGCCGGCAGGAGGTCGTCCTCGCCGATATGGTTGCCGTGCGCACTCCATGCGGCGCGGTCGCCCCCGGTGGGCTTGTAGTGAACGATTCTTCCGATGCTCGGCTTCATGGGGTCTCTCCGTTCTCGGGTTTGGGGTCGCGCTGCCGGCACCTGCCCTCGACCGTGTCGCGGTAGCGGTAGAGCTCGATCAGCTTGTGGCCGAGCTTGACGGCCTCGCGGAACGCGAAGCACAGGGCTAGCGGTTGGAGCTCGGCGAGGATCGCGTCGCGGTCGCCGTTCGTCGCGAGCAGCCGCTGGAGCTTGTCGGACACGCAGGGAATCGCGTTGAGCTCGAGGTCGTCCGGGCGCTCGACGCCGGCGAGTCGGTCATCATCTCGGGTGACGATCACGGTCTCGACCGGCGGCGGTGTCGATCCGCAACCGGCGATCACCGAGCCGAGTAGGAGCGCGCGGATCACGACCCGGCCTCCGGCTGGAAGATGCCGGCCTTCTTGAGCCGCGCCCGCAGCAGCTCGCGCGACTCCGCCGTGTCGGGAATGTGCTCGAGCAGCGCGTCGGCTGCGGCGAGCTCGTCGCGCAGACCGCGGATCTCGGCGTCGCGAGCGGCGACGTCGGCGGCGCGGCGCGCGGTCTCGGACTGGGCGGCCTCGACAGCCTCGAGTCGACTCGCCGCCAACGACTTGGCCGCGACGGCCGACAGGTCGGCGTCGGCCCGCTTGCCGCGCTGTACGTAGGCCGTGATCCAGCCGCTGGCGATTCCGGCCGCGACCGTGAGCGCGGTGGCGATGATGGCGGCCGTCACGCCTCACTGTCCGCCGCTCGGCCGCACGACAACAGGGGAGCATTTGCTCCCCTGGGCTGCGCCGCAGCCGGATCAGAAAAATTCTGAAATGCGGAACGCTGCGGCGTCTGGCACCATGGAAGGATGCGGGCGTTGCTGATGGTGGTGGTGGTGCTGGGGGCGACTGCGGGTGGGTGCTGCGATACGGCGTTCGTGGGCGAAGAGGTCCCACCTCCAGAGGGGGCGAACGAGGCTGTGGAGTCGATCCACACCTCCTACCAGGAGATGTTCGTCCGAGGTCCAGTGGAGCTCGGCTTCCGCTGGACAGACAGCATCCGCAACAGCGAAGGGCTCAACGTGCAGGGGTGGGCAGCTCGGTGCGGAGAGATTTGGATTCGCGTCGACCCCGACGATCGCACCTCGGACACCGCAGCAGCTCACGAGGCGGCGCATTGTTACGCCGGCCATGTCGGCGAGCATTGTGGCTTCGCCGACGATTCTCACAGTGAAGCGTGGATATGGGGAGCTGACGGCCTCGTCGAGCAAACCAACAGCAACCTCGCGAGTCTCGACCTCTAGCGTGCCTTGGCGCTAGGTGGCGCCCCCGGTCACTCGATACCACACCCCGTTGTAAAACTGGAATTGCGCCGCAGCCGGAAAGCTTGCTGGCCCGGCGGAGGTCTGGCCGGCATTCGGCGTCACCTCGCCATCGTTGATCGGGCTGGTGTTGATCATGAAGACGATCTCACCGTCTGCGGGGTTCGCTTTCAGCGTGATGTCAGGACCGGATCCAGCCCCGGCAAAGGCAGCGCCGGCGGCATGGTCCGGCAGGGTGTCCCCCGACGCGAGTGACAATATCTCGCGGATAGCGCGGATCCCAAACCGACTCCGCAGATCTGTGACGTCGGCCTGCTCGATCAGCGCGACCCCGGTGTCGACCAGCACCTCGGCGAACACGACCTCGCCCGCCGGCGGCGACGGGGCGACCGGCGAGGCCGCCGGCGTGCCCGGCGTGTAGGTCACGGTCAGCTTGGTCCGGGTCCGCTTGTCGAGCGACTGCGACGTGATGGCCCCGGTGGTGCCGTCCTTGACGATGCGCGACTCTGAGTCGCCGACGTCGGCGTCCTCGATCGTCGCCGAGAACACGTCGATCCGCGGGTTCGACCCGTCGGCCGCGTCGACTGTGAAGGTGTCGTCCGCGCCAAGCTGGTGCATCAGCACCTGTGGGTCCGGCGCGCCGGGGTCGGCGGCTAGGCGCCACAGGATCGGCGCCAGCCCGGTGACGGTGAGGTCCATGGTCGCGCCATCGGCGGTGACCTTCAGGGCGTCGCCGAACGCGCGGAGCTGCGCACCGCCGCTCAGTGCCGCGTCGAGCAGGAAGCCGAGGTTGCGGCGCACGAGATTCTGGAGCTCGTTGAGGTCCTTCGGGGTGCCGAGCTCGGTGCTGTTGAACAGGACCTCGGCGGGGTTGGTGTACTCTTTCGCTAGCTGGGGCATGGGTTAGACCTCCGTGGCGGCTTCGAATTCGACGACCTCGATCGAGGGCGGATCCCACCAGCCGCCGGTCGGCAACAGGGTGAACGAGAAGACGCCGGCATTCTCGACGACGCTGGAGTGGTCGGCGAACAGCGGCTGGAACGCGGCACCGTCGTAGACCAAGAGCGTCCAGTACGGATCGGTGCCCAGCTTGGCCCAGATGGCGATCGCGTGCGAGGCGGTGAGCGCCGCGACGTCGAAGGTTATCGGCGTCCAGCGCGCGGCCTCGCGGTCGGCGCCGAGGGTGCCGCCGTGGGCGGGGGCGAAGTTGGTGATGTTAGCCATCGATGTCGCTCCGATGCGATAAGGTGGACATACCTGCTCGGAGGCGTCGGCCCCATTGAAGAGCGATGCTGCCCACCGGCGGCTGGTGAGATCCGCCTCTTCCGACGCCTCTGAGCAATCCCTTCATCAGGGCTCCTCGATTTCGACGGAGTGGGTGACGCCGCCGGCCTTGTGTTGCCTCGCGTCCTCGGAGATCGCCGCCGCGGTGCCGCCGGGCGTCCCGTCCGGCAGCACGAGAACGAACAGCGTCAACCGAGTCATCCAGCGCCAGCCGAATGCGCTGCCATCTGGGTCGGCCAGGAAGCCGAACCCGTCCGCGTCGGCAGGGGTTCCGGGCGTGTCGAGCAGGAAGAACCCGAGGTCGGGTCCCTCGAGCATCGTCGCGCTGCCGACCACGCCCGCGAGCGCCAGCAGGGCATCGGCGCGCGCGAGCAGCACCGGCCGCGTCACGACGTCGCCCGGGACCTGGAGCCGCTCGACGAGCTCGGCGTCGGCTTCGTCGGCCTGGCGCCGGGTGCCGCGGTCGCGGGCGTGGGCGTCGAGCCATGTCCCCTCCGCCAGCGTGAGGTACGTCTGCCGGGTCCAGTCATCGACCACCGCGCCGGCGAACCGCACCATCTCGGCGAAGGCCTCGAGGTCCTCGCGCTCGCGGTCGGCCCGGCCGTAGTATCCGGGGATCGCCGTCTGCGCGTGCTCGACGAGCTCGTCGACTGCGCGCCGGCCGGGGATGGTCCACGAGAACGCCATCAGCGCTCCACCCTCCCCCGGCAGCGGCTCCGCCGGAGCGCCCGCGCCTCGGCGCGAGCCTGGGTCTCTTCGCGGGCCTCACGCCACGCCGCGGCGAGAACGTCGGCGATGTCCACGAGCGCCCCAATGAGGTCGAGGGCCAGCATCAACTCACCGAGGTGCTCCCCAGCTCCGCGCGGATGATTTGGTTGCTCGCCGGTGCCACGTCGGTGGCCGGCGTGTTGACGACGACCTCCTTGATGGCCTCGGTGTCCACCGAGCGCGCCGCGGCGCGGATGAGCGACCGATAGAGGGTCTCGCCCGGGCGGAGCCGGTTGACGGCGCTCACGACGGCCTGGCGGGCCGCCAGAGCCAGCGCCGCCGGCGAAGCGCCGACCTGGACCACGAGCGAGATATCGATCGCCTGGACCACGCGCACGCCGCCGGTGACCGTGAGCGAGACGCCCGCCGCCCGCCAGTTGACGAGCTCGGCCTCGACAGCTGCCTCCATCGCGCCGTTGGAGTTTCCATCGGCGTCGGCCACAAAGACCGTCGTCGAGCCGGCGATGGTGTCCTCGACGACGCTGGCGGTCTGCACCGTCTCGACCTGAAGAGCCCCGACCACCAGGGCGTCGAGCGTGGCGCGACGGATGGTCCGGTCGCGCCCGCGGACCCGGGCGCGGATGTCGGGGTCGCTCTCCTCGGCAGCGCCACCGGCGAAGCGCTCGGCGTTCGCGACACTGAACCCGGACTCGAAGAGCTCGTCGAGGATGCGGGTGACCGCGCCGGCCACGACGTTGCCCTCGGCGCCGGCCTGCGCAGCCTCGGCCGCCACCGTCTTGGACGTGTCCACGTCGGCGAAGACCGCATCAGCGGTGGTGACGAAGATCTGGGTGTTGCCCGCGGCGTCGGGCGTCGTCGCGACCCGCGTCCCCGTCGGGATGTTGCCCGCAGCGCCGGCCCCCGCGCGCGAGAAGGTGACCTCGCCGATCGCCTCGGTGGCCTCGAGGCGGTCGATCTTCCAGTGGTCGCGGACCAGTTCGGTGAGCAGGTCGCCCTCGGAGGTCTCGAGGAAGGTCGCCGCGACGTTGCTGGCGCCGCGACCGATCACCAGGTCCGCCATCGCCGTCGCCGCCCAGAGCTGCACGTCGGTGATGTCGCCCGGCGAGACCACCAAGCCCTTCCGGCGGATCAGCAGGACGGCGCGGCCGAGGTCGTACAGATCGCGTGCGCTGGGCTCGGGCATGGCTATCTACCTCCGATGACGATGGGCGAGAGGGTGAGGTCGCGGCCGTCGCGGCCGGCGACGCGGATGGTGACCCTCAGCCCGACGCGGCCGTCGACGGTGACCCTCTCGAGCTTGGCCTCGCGAACGGTGACGACCCGGTCGTTGGCGGCCAGTCGCTCGAGCAGACGCTGCTGGCGCTCGTCGAGCGTGGCCTGCGAGAGCGCCCGCTTGACGACCTGGGCGAGGCCCATGCCGTACGCGTCGCGGAACACGAGCTCGCCCTCGCCGGTCTGCGCCTCGCCGAGCACCGACTGGCGGATGGCGTCGAGACCTTCGACAGTCGCCCAGTCACCGGATGGCGAGACCACGAGGTTGCCGGCGGCGAACAGGATGTCGGCGCCGCCGAGGGGTGACGGTGGCGGGCCGACGGGCGGGTCGGGCTCGGCCGGCATGGTCCAGGCGAAGCTCATCGCGCCTTTCTGCGCCCGGCGTCCACCGCGAGCCGCGCCCGGCTGGCGATCCGCGCGAGCGCCGGGCTACGCTTGGCGAGCGACTCACCGCTCTCGTCGGTGGACTCGAGGGCGGCGACGAGCTCCTCGAGGTCGGCGGTCGCGGCGTGGAAGGGCTCGGCGTCGAGCGCCTGGACCACGAACGCGCCGCCCTCCCAAACGCCGGGGGTGGTCTCGACGAATACCGCCGGGTCGAGGGCGAAGGCTGCCGCGGCGGTGGGGAAGTCCTCGGCTTCGACGCGCCGGAGCACCTTGCCGCCGTTGATCGAGATGTCGAAATGTTTCATCAGGCTACCTTTCGGAAAAGCTGAGCCTCGGTGCCGGCGAGGATGCGGCTTGAGGCGGTCGATCCGATCTGCACGGACGGGACATCGCTCGTGGCCAGATCTCGACCCCCGAGAACGAAGAAGTTGGTCCCGTTGTTCGTTGCCAAACCGTTGAACAGCGTTGGCTCGCCGGCCCGCTTGGATAGCTCGATCGAGACAATGAGCCGATCGGGACTGTTCGTTTGGCAAAGGCTCAGGTCGCTGGCCCTGTCAAACGAGAACCCGTCCGATCGCAGCATCGTGCTCGCGTAGTTGGTCCCGTCCGTGAACGTTCCGCGGAGCCCCAGCAACGTGTTGTGGGTCGTGCCCGTCGCGCTGTGTAGCCAGAGCAGCAGCTTCCACACCTCATCCGCGTCGAGCGACAACCCCGAGCCCACCGTAAAGCTGGTCACCGTCGAGCCCACGGTCACGATGTCGGTGAGGGGTGCCCAGAGGCCGCCGGTGTCGAGGTGGGGCTCGAGCACCTCCGCGGCCGCCTTCCAGCTGTTCTGCTGGCCCTCGAGCATGAAGGCGGCGAACTCCGGGGTACCAGGCGCCGGGAACGGGTCGGGCACCGCCGGCACCGTCGCCGTGCGCAGCGCCTCCTCGATGTCGATGCCGAGCTGGTCGCTGAACGCGCTCACGACAGCTTGCTCCCCGTCTTCGCGGTCGCCAGCGCCGCGTTGTAGGCAGTCACCGCGGCGTTGATCGCCGCCGTCACCCCGCCGCCGACGCCCGCGGCCGCCGACGCGATCGTCGCCAGCACCGGCTGAAGCAGCGCGTCGTGGGTGTCGGCCTTGTAGGTCGGCTCGACCTGTCGACTCAGCGGCGGCGACCCCGCCTCGATGTACACCTCCGCCGCAGCGATCAGCTTGCGTCCCGGGGCGACGTCGGCCGGTACCGAGCCGGTCGAGGCCACGCCGACGATCACCGCGACGCCCTCGACCTCGCCGGCCGGGAAATGGACCAGGACCTCGTCGCCCTCGTCGGGGATGTACCAGTCGGCCGCGTTGTTGGCGAGGTTGGCCCAGACCACACGCCCCTGGTCGTGGAGCGCCACCGAGATCACCAGCTCGCCATCCGCGTTGACCTCGTGGACTGCGGTCGCGCCCTCGTCGCGCGCGACCAGCCCGAGCTGGCACCAGATGCCGCCATCGCCCGCGAGCTCTCGCAGCGCCGCGCTCATCCGACCGACCTCTGCTCGTCGAGCTCGCGCGGCTCGTAGGCGTAGTTGACCGCCTCGACCGAGATGGCCATGCCGTCGTCGATGGCGTAAGCGAACTCGGCGAGGCGCGTGTAGTGGGGCTGTCGCGCATGGATGAGCCGCTCGTAGTTCTCGGCGACCACCGCGGCGACCGATGAGCTGTAGCCCCGGGCGAGGAGGTGCTCGACGCGCTGCGCCGGGTTCAGCGCCCGCATGGCCTCGGCGTTCCAGGGATCGAACTCGACGACGACCGGTCGACCGCCGCGCAGCTGGAACAGGTCGGCCTCGTTGCGCGTGCGGAGCCAGCGCGTCCCGAACTTGTAGCTCGCCTCGGCCCTCGCCATGTTCTCGTAGCGGATCTCGGCGTACCTCCTCAGCGCGGCCTCGTCGTACTCGCCGCGGGGCGCCGGCAGAAACACCCGCTCGTCCTTCGCGAGCCCGAGTCCGACGTCGGGCGCCTCGTGCTTGCGCGGGTAGAGGACCTCGACGCGCTTGCGGGTCTTCGGGTTGTACCCGACCACGCGGATCTGCGGCACGCGCTCCTTGGCGAAGCGGCGCCGGACCTCGAGCGACTCGAGCTCGTGACCGTAAGCGATCACCGGCGCCTGCGCGAGCGACGCCGCGGTCTGGGTCTGCGGGTCGCTGATGACGATGTCCTCGCCGCGGACGAAGACGATGAACCCGTGCGACAGGCACAGCTCGTAGATGACGTCCCAGACGCTCTTGCCCGCAGCGACCGGCTGGCCCTTCTTGTTCGTCGCCCTCCGGGTTGCGCCCGTCGTGGGCGGCACCGGCGTCGCGGTGGACTCGTACTGCACGCGGAACCGGAGCGACGCGCCGGGGGGCGCCGCGTCGTCGGCGAGTTCCTGGACGACGCGGTCGAGCGGCCGGCCGGCGGGCACGCGCTTGCGTGGATCCCACTGCTGATCGAGCAGCAGCCCGGTGTAGTCGCGGCCCTCGAGGCGGATGCTCTGGTTGTCTTCGTCGACCGTCATCCCGCCCTCGTCGGCGAGGCCGATCACCATCCGGGTCTCGGGCACGATGCGATCCGGCTCGTCGTAGAGCTCGGCGGCCCACATATGGACCGCGACCACGGCCGAGCGGATGAGGTCCGGGTCGAGCGGCAGCACGCGCTGGTCGAACTCGATCGACCACGTGTCGGCCTCGTGGTAGCCGGTGAGCGCGACGTTGGCCGAGTCCGGCTGGACCTCGAGCAAGATCGGCCCGATGTCGGGACCGCCGCGGCCGTCGAAGACGACCGAGACCTGGGCGGTGCATCTTGGATAGAACAGCATCAGGCCGCCCTCTCCGGGATGACGAGCTCCTCGGTGCCGTCGAGGCGCAGGCTCGTGAGGTTGTTTGCGAGATAGATTGACCTCCAGCCATCGCTGGTCCCGTAGTACTGCCGCGAGATGGCGTAGAGGCTCTCACCGGCCGACGGTCGGTGAATCGCCTGCGGCTCGGCCCGCGCCAGCGCCCGCGCGTCGCGCTCGGCCGCGGCGGAATCGCCGGCCAGCCCCAACGCCTCGGCCGCCGCGTTCTTGGTTTGCTCGGCGAAGCGCAGATTCTCAAGGGCGCTGTCGAACGCCACCGACACGTCGCTCCTGGCCCGGACAACAGCCAGAGCCATCGCGTGCGCCGCGTCGCGGATGCCCCGGAACGCCGCCGCCGCCTGCACCAGCCCGCCAGTCGCGTCCTGCAGGAGGCCATCGGTGACCACCGAGCTCGCCGCCGCGGTCGCCGAGTTGAGGTTGGCAACCTGCTCGTCGAGCGCTTCGAGGATGGCGTTCTTGCGCGGGATGGCTGCGAGCGCAGCGCGGCGCGAGGCCAGCCGGTCCGTCCCGACCTCGAGGCCGGCGACGTGCTGCCCCAGCGGCTTGACCGAGCGTCGAGCGACGCGAGCGACGCCGGCGCCGAACCGGTGCGGCGAGAACGTGACCTCCCAGCCGATGCGCGCGGCGCGACGGTAGGCCACGCGCAGGTTGGTGATGAGGCCGGTGAGCGAGAGGCCCTCGAACTCGATGCGCACCAGCGGCGCCCGCTCGACCAGTTTGCGGAACGCGTCGAACATCGAGCGCGCCGTGCCGACCCGGAGCCACTTGTCGTTCCACTCGCCGCGGATCCCGAACGGCTCCCACGCCACCGAGGTGACCTGCTCGACGACCTCGACGCCGCCGGGGACCCGCCGTCGGATGGTCCCGACATCGAGCTCGAGAGGGATCTCGCCGACTGGCGAGCTGTGCTCCTCGGGGGTCCACCGGAACACGGCGGGCGAGTCGATGACGCCGGCGCCGGTGCGCCGCAGCTCGGTGATCTGGAAGACGCGGCGGGCCATCAGAGCCCTCCACCGCCGAGCGCTGACTTCGCTCGCCGCGGCGCGCGAACCTGCTTGGCGGCGTACTCCGAGAGGTCGCGGATCCACCGGTCCGGGTCCTTCGCGGGGACCTCGACGCGATTGATGTTGACGTTGATGTTGGTGCGGGCGTCCTTACGACCCTTCGAGGCGGCCGCGTCGAACTCGTCGAACAGGCCACCGAGGACGCCGGGTCCTCGTCGGAGCGCGCCGAGGTCGAAGCCGGGGCCGAGACCGAACGTGGCCGCCGCCTCGAGATCCTTGGTCCACTTGGCCAGGTTCTGGCGCCACTCCATGGTCGCCTTCGAGAGCTTCTCCGGCTCGTCGGCGACAAGCCCTTGGGCGGCGAGGAAGCCGGACCACTGGGAGATGAACTGGCCGAGCTGCCTCTCGTCGCCCACCAGCCGCGCCAACGGTGAACCCTCGTCGAAGCGCAGCCAGTCGGGCACCGCAGACTTCTCACGACCGAAGCCCTGGTGTCCCCCCTGGAACACCCCGCCCCGCGTGACGCCCTGGGACTCGAGGTCTTGCAGGAGCACCTTGGCGAACCCGGCGTGGCCGCCCCGGGCCATTTCAGCTGCCCATGCAAGGCCGTGCTTTCTAACGTCCTCTTTGATCCCTTCCTCTTGTTTGCGGTCGAGGTAATCGGCGAGTGCCTGCGCACCGGCGGCGAGCCCCGCGAGCGCGGTGGTGGCGCCGCCGAGCCGCTGTGTGAAACCGGTGATCCCGGGCGTGGTCCCGCCGAGCGAGGCGCCGAACTGGGAGATGAGATGCACCGGGGCGGCGAGGATGCCGCTGGCGGCCTTGACGCCCTTGAAGATCAGCGCCGCCTTGGTAATCGAGAGCAGCACGTCGCGGTGCTTGAACAGGAACCCGCCGACATCGCGAGCGCCGCGGGCGAGAGAGAGCACGCCCTGCCCCGCCGACTTTACGAAGGACCGAACGCGCTCCTGGTTGGCGTCCAGCCATTTGTTCCAACGCCCGAGCTCGGCCGTGATCTCGGCGAACAGCGGCTGGCCGACCTTGCCGAGCGTCTGTTGGAGCTGGTCCTTGAACGTCGAGAGCTGGCCGCTGAACGACGTGCCGAACTGCTTGGCCGAGTCCGTGAGGCTCTGCTGCGAGAGCGCCTGCTTGACCACGCCCGCTCGCTCGCCGCCGTCGCTGATCTTGCTGAACTGCTCGCGGTTCATGCCGATCCCGCCGAGCAGCTGCTGGGCGTAGATATCCCGCCCCGTGATGGTGCCGGCGAGCATCGCCCGGATGTCCTGCGAGATCAGGTCCGTCCGGCCGCCCGCGAGCGCCTGGCCGGCGATGATGCCGCCCCGGGTGATCTCGGCGAGGTCCTGCACGCCGAGCCCGGCCTGTAGGACCGAGCCGGCGATCGAGCTGGCCATCTCGGCGAAGTCCCTGGTGGTCGCCGGTGATGCCTTGGCCATCTCGCGCAGGGTGCCGAACAGCCCCGCCGCTTCGACCCTGGCGTCGGCGAACGGCTTGCGCAGCTGCATCGCCAGCACCGTCTGTAGCGAGGTCTGGAGGTTCTCCATGTCGGCGTTGAAGCCGATGAGACTGCGCTGGGCCTGGCGGAACCCGAGCCCGGCCACGAGGGTCGCGCCCACGCCCATGAGCGTGCGCTTCAGGCCGGCGCCGGCGCGGTCGGCCCTCGCCGCCGACTGCGAAACCTTGTCGAGCTGGCGGCTCGCCACGTCCTGGGTGACGTACTTGGTCGTGACGATGTAGGTCGTGCGCTCGGTGCCCATCAGGTGTCCACCGCGTCGTTGTGACGCTCGATGTGATCGGTGAGGAAGTGACGGAGGCAGGCCCGGTCAAGCCGGGTGAGGTCGAGGTAATCAGACCAGGAGAGCGCGCCTCGGAGGTTCCACGCGACCCACACCCAGTCGGCGATCAACCGGGCTCGGTGGGCCCGGCCGCCGGCAAAGGGTCGGCGCTCCCCGCGATGATGTCGTCGAGCATCCCCTGCGGCAGCGCGGCTACCCGATCGTGGGCAGCTCGCACGAAGGCGCGCGAGCGGAGGTCCCAGCCCGACCAGTCGAAGGGCTGCTCGGCGGGGCGGCCATCCACCTCGACGATCGACAGCCCGACGAGCACCTCGGAGATCTGGTAGTTGGTGAGGCCCTCCCCGAGGGCGTCGAGGGCGGCGTTCTCCTCGCGACCATTTCGCAGGCCGAGCTTGATGGTCGTGAACGCGAGGCCGAGGTCGTCGTCGCGGAGCCCGGGCCGATCGGTGGCGGCGAAGGTGCGGCCTTGCTCGGTGGCGAGGAAGGCATCCATCTCGTCTTTGGTCGGGGCGTGGAGCCGAAGGTAGCAGCCGCGCACGACCGCCCGGGTGAGCTGGTCCCAGTCGGCCCACGCGACGTAGGGGCGCGTGACGGCCTCGTCGTTGACCTTGGTGATCGCGTCGGCTACCAGCTGCTCTTGCAACCGGGTCGAGGACTCGCCGGCCCGGCCTACGGCGGCCGCCTCGTCGGCCCCGGTGAGCACCGCGAGCTCGAACGAGGCGATGGCCAGGTCGGGGTACTTCGCGCAGTCGAATCGCTTCGTGGTCATCTACGCGGCGTCCATGAACGAGCAGAACCCGGTCCAGCTCGGCATGATGTAGCCCCGCTCGGGCCGCTCCCAGCCGTCGAGGTGCATCACGAGGTCGCCGGACAGGACCACGACCAGCGGGGCGGCGCGTCGGTGGGCCATGGTGATCGCCAGCGAGATCTCGGGGAACGGCGCGCCCTGCTCGTCCGCGCGCTGGATCTCGTTCCAGAGGTCGAACCAGACGCGATCGCTCTGGTAGATCCCGAACGAGAAGTCCACTCCGTGGATGTCGAGGTCGCCGCGCTCGCGCGCCTCGCCGGAGTGGATGGGGGTCTCGAGGGTAACCTTCGGACTGATCCGCAGATTGGCGACACGAAGCATCGAGCCCTCGAGGCGCACGCCGCTCTTGGTGATCTGGGCGATGGCCTCTTTGGCCCGCATCTTTTCGAACGCCATGGTGCCTCCTAGCCCTGCTCGGTGATTTGGACGGTTGCGCCGACTTCTTCGAAGAGGACGATGAAGAGCCCGAACGCGATGGTGCGGATGCGGGCGAGATCCTTCTGGACGCCGAGCGCCCGCTGCTCGTCGCTGTTGATGACCTCGGTGTCGTAAACGAAGGCGGGCTCGCCGCTCGCCAGGCGGTCGACGTAACGACCCTGGCGGGCCTGTCCCGACAGAAAGCCGCTGATGTCGGCGCGGCGGCGGTCGCGACGGGTCTGGGTGTTCGACTTCTTGACGTCACCGCTGGTGCGCTGGGCCATCGCAGAGATGAGGAAGTCCCGGATCCGCCGCTCGGTGATCTCGGGACGCTCGAGGTTGGTGGTCACGCCCGAGACGAACACGTGGCCGCCGGTTTGGTGGCGCTCGAAGGCGCAGATCCCGACCTCGCGGAACGAGTCGTAGTCGCCGGGCTGGAGCCCCTCGAAGGTGAGCCCGCGGATCCCGGTCGTGAACTGCCGGCTGTCGTCGTCGCCCGGGTGCACGTCGGCGTCGGTCTGGCTCAGGATCGAGGCCATCCACGCGTGCGGCTCGGTGGTGACGAGCGTCGCCGTTTCCGGGTCGAGGGTTGTCGGGTGGTTGAAGCAGTACACCAACCGCGACAGCGCGCTCCGCAGCCCGGCGACCTCGGTCTCGGCGGCGGCCTGGGTGATTGCCGCGGTGTCCGGGCAGACCAGGAACAGGCGGTCGGGCGAGGCGTCGGCGAGCACGAGCAGCTGGGCCTTGACGGCCGCGGTCGAGTGGCCAGCGACGTAGACGATGCCCACGCCCTTGAAGCCGGAAAGGAGGTCGAGGGGCCCACCTCCGGCCGTGTAGTCGGCGTCGACTAGGGTGCCGTCGTCGCCGGCGGTATCGGTGAGCGACGCTGCAGCGGCATCGTCGGGTCGACCGTCGGCGAGCTTGGTGACCTCGACCAGATTGGCGTCGTCGTCGCCGATCACCTGGAGCAAGTTGTCATTGCCGGCGGTGACGTCGAGGTTGCGGTAGACGACCTCGCGGCCGAGGTAGGACACCCGCAGGTTGAAGTGGTCGCCATCGCCGTCGGTGGCGGCCTCGATGTCCACGACGATGTCGTTCCCCCACGCGCCCGGCGAGCTGGCGGCGATGTTGATGGCCGGGGTCGCTCCGTCGACGAAATCGGCCTCCGCGGTCGCTGCGTCGCTGGCGATCGCCCGGGCCACGACCAGCCGGCCGACCGGCTTGTTGAGCAGGCTCTTCCAGATCTCACCGACGATCGGGCCCCCGCTGCCGTAGTCGCGTCCACCGAACACGTCGATGAACCGCTGCGGGCTGTTGATCTCGACAACGCCGGCCGGGCCGCGGACGGTGCGTCCGGTAACTCCGATGATGTTGTTCTGGACGCCGCCCACCACGGCAGGGGGCGCGACCGAGCGGATGTACAGCCCCTCGGCCCCGATCTGGGCGTCGCTGGTGATGAATCGTGGCGCCGGCATGGGTGTCTCCTACGGGTACGGGGTGAGCGAGCCGTCCTCGGCGACCTCGAACTGCTCGAGCTCGGGGAGGTTGGCCAGGTCGGCGTCGCTGGCGATCGGGGTGTCGAGGTCGCTGGTGATGGCGAGCACGAGGTCGGTGACGACGTGGGCGTCCTTGCGCAGCACGAGGACGGGAACGTCGACCGAGACCTCGGTGAAGCTCCAGCGACGCTGCGAGAACACGAGCTCCTCTCGCCACTCGGTGTCCTCGAAGTGGAACGCGACGTCGTAGGTCTCGGCGATCGGAAAGCCACCGATCACGAGACCGGAGAGGGTGACCAGCAGTCGGCCCGGAGCTCGGTCATCGCCGCAGAACGCGGCGAGCACGGCGTCCTCGATCTCCTCGCGCTGGACCGGGTAGCGAGCGCCCACCCACAGCCGGACGGAGCCCTCGAGCGAGCCCACGTGCACGACCGCGTCGGCGCCGTCGTTGACCATGACCGGCTCGCCGTCCTCGTCCTCGAGCTCCAGGTCCGGGTGCGGATCGAACTTAAACCGCTCGGGGAGGATGGCGAGCCGCGGGTAGTCGGCGGCCTCGGTCGGCGGTCGCTGGAGCACCTCGACGGCGCCGGCCAGCGTCGGGCTCGAGGCCTCGAGGGCAGCGCCGAGGGCAGCGGCGGCGGCGTAGCGGAGGGCGCTCACCGGCCTGCCCCACCTTTGAGCCGGCGTTCTACCTCTTCGCGGAGGAACCGGTTCAGCGTCGGAAGTGCGTCGCGGAACACGAAGCGGCCGTCCTGGCCGTGCCGGCGAATCTTTTCGACGATGGCCCGGGTGATCGCGCCGACGTCGAGGTTGTCCTCGGCGTCGGCCGCGTTGATGCCGAGCATCTTGCGCGCGACCCAAGCACGGATCGCCTCGCGACCCTCCTCGGAGACCGGATGAGGGCGGGCCCCGAGCTCGATGACGCCGGCGATCGGCGAGTCGTTCTCGAGTACGACCTCACCCCCTTGGCCACGGACCTGGAAGCTCGACTTGTACTGGCCGCGGTCGGTGATGCCTTTGCGGTCGGTCTCGGCGATCAGATGGGCCTTGCCGCGCTGGGCGGCGACGCGCTGCGAGCTGCGAATGGCGCCCTTGACCTTGCGCGCCTCTTCGCGCAGAGCCTTCGGCAGGTCCTTCGCGCTGATCGCCCGGGTAGCCATCAGACGTTCTCCGTGCGGCGGCAGACGATGCGCCAGCCGATGTCCGGGTCGCCGCGGAGCACCTCGGGCGGGCGCCGCGGGACGTACTCGCGCACCCGCTGGGCCTGGCCGTGGGCGTCGGTTACCCGGTAGAAGAACTCGGACGGCGACGAGACCGCAGGCGCGAGCTCGGCCTCGGTGTAGGTGAGGCTGATCTCGTCGATGACGATGTCGCCCTCCTCCTCGAGGCCGGCGGGGCGGAGCTCACCGCGTACGTTCGTGCGCACCCGCGGCGGCGGCGACAGCTCGAGGGCTACGTCGTCGGGGGCGCCCTCGCCAAGGCGATCTCCCGACCACGTTCGGGTCACGACCTCGACGGTGTGTGGCCGGGTCCCGAGCACCGGATGTAGCGAGCTCCGCAGGTCATCGACCAGCGGAACCAGGCTGTCGACCAGAACGGTCGGATCGAGGACCGAGTCCGGCATCAGACCGCCACCGCCGATCGCACACCGGCGTGGAACGCGGCGCCCGGCATGATCGCGACGTCGAGCATCGCCGCCATCCGAACCACCGCCTCGCGACCGCGGGCGATCGCCGCGGCGACCTGGTAGTGCACGCGCAGCTGGATCGAACCGACCTGGGTGGCCTTGCCGCTCAGCTGGTACTGGGCCTCGATGAACGCGTCGGCGTCCAGGGCCCGCTGCAGCTCCACGCGCACCTCGGCCTCGTCATCCGGGCGCGTGTCGATGGCGTCCATCGAGCGCTCGAGCGACGTGGCCTCCTCGCCGGAGCCCGTGAGGGTGGTCCAGCCGAGGTACTTGCGGACCTGGGCCCGCTCTGGGCCGGTGAGGGCCACGGGCTAGCCCTTCGGCTTGCCCTTCTCGCCCTTCGCCTTGGACTTCTCGCCCTCGGCGTCCTTGGCCTTGGCCTTGGCCTCGTCGGAAACCGGGACGACTCGGCCGCCGGTGAGCCGGTCGATCACCGAGGGGATGACCTTGCCGCTCGGCAGCTGGCGCCGCATGCAGTATCCGTCCTCCACCTCCGCGATGTCGCCGGGCTTCATCTCGTAGCGCCGTACCTGTCCGGGTGCGCTGGCGATCATGAACTTCGCCGTTTCCTTGCTCTGGTTCTGGACCTTCATGGGGTTGCTCCTTACAGCGCGGGATCGAGGTCGGTGATGCGGAAGTGGGCGTTGGGCCGATCGACGGCGAGCTGGCAGGTGGTCACCAGCTGGAACTTCGACTTGCGGCCGGTGCGGGCCAGCTTGTAGAGGCCGGCCATCAGCGGGCGGGCGCCGCGCGAGAACTCCTCCGGGCGCAGCATCTGTTCCTCGACGGTGCCGGCGATCGGCAGCTCGGCGAGGATGTCGCCGCGATCGCGCGCGGCGGCGGCGCGGGGCAGCTCGAGCAGCTCGATGTGATCGAGGTTGAGCCCCACGAGGTCGGAGTCCGGCCAGTCCTTGTCCTTGATGATCGGCACGCCGTTGATCAGGAGCATCTCGTAGCCCTGATCGATCGTGATCGCCTGGCCGCGGACCGTCGCGGTCTGGACGTTCTGCACGAGGCGCCGATCGTCGGCGGCCAGGGAGCCGATCTTCGTCCACAGGGCGGTGCTCGCGACCAGCAAATCGGGACGCCCGCCGCTCGCGTCGAACGCGGCATCGAACCCCTCCTGGATGAGGTCGATGGTGATGGCGCGGTCTACGGCGGCGTTGGCGAGCAGGTTGCTGGCGAACTGCGAATGGGTGGCCCGGTTCACCGTGGCGTAGATACCGGTCGCGTCGAGGGGTCCGCCGGTGCTGAGCATGCCGCTCAGCTCCTGGGGCGGGCCGGCGTCGCCGGTGCCGGAGATCAGCTCGAGATTGATTTTGGCGGCAGCGCGGTTGCGCGCGTCCCGGAGCTTCTTCAGGTAGACGTTCGCCAGCTCGGTCGGGTCGCCGGCGGCGGCGTCCTCGGTGCGACCGGTGATCGCGAACGAGTCGCCGAGCTCGGCCCACTCGAGGACCGCGGGCAGCTCGGTGTCGTCGCTGAACGCCGCGACGTCTTCGCCGTCGTCGTAGTACACGCCGACGTCGGTGCCGACGGTGATGGTCCATGCGCAGTTCTTCCCTGCCTTCGCCTTTGCCTTCGGCAAGAGGTTGAGCAAGGTGGTCGCGCGGTTCGGCTGGCGAGCGACGACGCCAGAGCGAAACCGCTGCTCGAGGGCGTCGCGAAGGCTGGCGAGTGTGGCATCGGGCACTGGTCGGCTCCTGGCAAGGGGTTCACGTCCTTGTCGCCGGACCGCGTGCTGCACGACCGAGGTCGTGAGTGAGTGCCCTTATCGCCGTGGCTCGCGTGCCGAAGCGCAGCCGCGCTCGGTTCGCTGAATATGCGGGCCGGTGCCCGGGGCGGCCTAGGGGAGTATTTGCCCCCCTAGGCCGGAGCGGTCACTAACCGAGGGGTTGCCCCGCCAGCAGCGCCCCGAGCTGGGCGTCGGTGACGTTGCCGTCCTTGTCGGGCGTCAAATCGATCGGCCCGCCGGAGTTGCCGGAGCCGCTCACCTCGCGCGGCGCCTTGAATCGCTTGCCGAGGTCGCTCTCGGCCCACGACTTCACGCCATCGGCCAGCGCAACCTCGAGCTCGTCGTCGTCGAGCCAAACGACCTTGCTGCCGCCCTTGTCGTCTTCGACCGTCGTCACTCGGCCCTTCAGGTGACCGAGTGCGACGTCGAGCAGCTCCTTGTCGACGCCGATCTTGGAGAGCTGCTCGGCGAGGGCTGAACGTTCACCGGTGGACCGTGCCTTGTCGGCAGCCTCCTGGCGCTTCTTCTCCGTTTCCTCGACCTTCGCCAGGAGGCGCTCGTTGTCCCGCTGGAGCTTCTTGAGCGTCTTGGCCACCTCTTCGGGCAGCTTGGCGCCGCCCTTGCCCTTGTCCTTGTCGCCGGCGGCCTCGTCGTCATCATCGTCGTCGTCCTCGAGCCCCTTCTTGAGCGCCTCGGTCGCAGTCGTCACCGCGTTGCCAACGGCCTCGCCGATCAGGTCCTTGAACGCCTGGCGCTTGAACTGCGCGGTTACCGCCTTGTTGGCGGCCTCGGCGACGAGGCCTTCGGTCTTGGTCGTCGACTCCTTGAGCGCGGCCTCGATGAGTTCTTTGACTTTCTCTTCGGTGAGCATCAGTTCTCCTTGAGCGAGTAGGGCACGCTCGGTTTGATTTCCCAGCCCTTCGACAGGCGCTCGAAGGCGGCCGGATCGTCTTGGAGCTGGCAGAGCGCTCGCCACTCGAGGTCCGAGATCGGGCGGTGCTCGCGATAGTAAGCCTCGGCCTGCGCCAGGTCGTTGCGTCGGAGATCTCCGATGGTCACGCCCATATTCTACGGCCTACCTCGCTTGGCATCGACCAGCGCTTGCAGCAGCTCCGCCTCGCGGCGACTGACCCGGGCGCCGCCTATCCCTCGAGCAGCGCCGGGTTCGTCGAGCACCGGGTTCCCGGTCGGCGGGAAGCCGCGAATCCACTCCGCCGCGGCCTCGAATTCATCATCGATCGCCAGCCCCAGCTGCTTGTAGGCCAAGGCGCGCTCACGAACGATGCGCCAGGCCTCAGCGCCCTCGACCTCGTAGAGCGCTTCGACCCAGCTCACTTGGGGGGAGAAAAACTCGGCGTAGGCGATATGGCTATCAAGCCAGTCGCCCGGAACCCCCATCCGCCGCATCAGCTGGTGGCTCGTGGCCTCCGTGGCCAGCTCCTCAGTGATCAGTCCGAGCCCTTCGAAGCTTCGCCACTTCCCCGGGCCGAACGAGTGCGTCGTCTCGTGCACGAACGTCGAGAACCCCTGCAGGTTGCGGCGCACGTCGGCCATCCGGCCCGCTCGGGCCGCCGCGGCGAACGCCCGCAGCTCCTCGGCCTGCCCCTGCTCCAGGGTCATGACACCGTCAGGTGTGAGCCGGCCCAGTACGCCCAGCCCGGCGTACCCCACCTCGACTTTCTTGATCGGCTTCGAGGGCTCGCCGAGCTCGAGCGCCATGTTGCCCCGCAGCTCGTTGACGGCCGCGTGGAAGTCGCCCTGCTCGAGCGGCGCGAGCACCCGCTCGAGGCGCTCCTGCTCGCTCAGCTCTCGGCGCGCAGCGCGGGCGCGCTCCCTGGCGGGCTCGACGGCTCGCTCTCGCGCGTCGATCTCCTCGGGTGTCAGGTACGGGTCGCCCGGGATATGCCGACCACGTGCCCGCCGTGCCGCCTCCTCGGCGGCTCGCAGCTCCTCCTCGGCCTGGTCGAGTCTCGCGTTCGCGTCGAGAGCGGGTTCCGGCTCGGCCGGCGACTTGGGCTCCTCGTCCCACTCGGGCCGCCAGGGTGTGAGGGCGCAACGGCAGTTGTGCACGATGAAACCGTTGGCGATATACGACTCGTCCTCGTCGACCTGAAAGTTGTAGACGGGGCCGACGAATGGCTTGCGCCCAACGCGCACCGACAGCAACCTATACCGGTGGCCCGCCACGACAGCCCCCATGGAACGCCGCGCATCTCGGAGGACAATCGACGCAGATACGCCAGCATGAGCGCTGCCGAGCGCAAGGCTCAGGCCGCGCCAGCGCACGACGCGGTGCGCGGAACGAAGAAGCCGCCAGAGGTTCGCCGCCGCATGGTGGCCGCGCAGGCCGGCCGCGCGAAGTCGCACCACGAGACCGCCGTGGCGATCGCCCTGCGACGCCTCGGGGTTGAGTTCGCTATCGGCTACCAGGTGGACGTGTTCCTTGTAGACCTCGCCATCGCCTCCGATCGCGTCGCTGTCGAGATCGACGGGGGTCAGTGGCACACCACGCCGAGGAAGTCGGCTCAGGATCGACGCAAGGAAGCTGCGCTCCTTGCGCGAGGCTGGCGCATCGTCCGTTTCCAGAACAACGCGCTCAAGTACCCAGACCTCTGCGCCGCGCGGATCCAGCTCCTCTGCGGCGATCCAGCCGCGTGGGGTGGCGATCGGGTGATTCGGTGTGGCGCGCAGGACGTCGCCCCCCCGATGAAGCGTGACCAGGTGACCGGTCGCTACCTGCCGCGAGAGAGCTAGAACGCGGCGCCACCGGCCGCGGTGGGTGAGGACGAGATCGCCGACGGCGATCGTCTCGATCGGCCGGTCGCCGGATGGGGTTCGCACGAGCGTCCCGGCCGGAAAGCAGTTGGGGTGTCGGGGCGGATGCGGGATGTCGCGGCCCTGGCGGTCGCGCACGAACACGCCATCGAGCTCGACCACCTTGCCGTCGAGCTCGGCGCACAGCTCGCACAGCCGGCGGTCGGCCGCCGCGTCCCACCGCTTGCTGTAGCCCGGGTCCTGCCGGTCGGCCTCCTCGAGCGCTGTCTGGTGCTGGACGTTGTACGCGTGCAGCCCTTCGGTGCGGACGATGCGCTCGGCCCAATGGTTGTACCGGCGAAACAGCCCCTCCGAGATGTTCTCGGCGATCGCTCCGGGCTCGCCAATGACGCCGCGCAGCGACACCAGCCCGCGCGGTCCACCGTGTTTGACCAGCCGTCGCGTGAGCTCCTCGAAGGTCTCGCCGCGCACCACGCCGGTGGCGAGCATCCGGCGGATGTCGGTGGACATGGCCTTGCCGTAGCGCGCGGCCGAGGCGCGGTAGCGCGGGATGAGCTGCGTCGAGCCCTCGGCGAGGATGGCCGCCTCGGCGAGTTGGAGCGGTCGCACGCTGTGACCGAACACCGCGGCGAACACCGCGACCTCCTCCTCGAGGTGGGCGATCGCCATCGCTCCGGCCGCGCGGCCCTGAGCGCGAAGCGTGCCCTCGACCTCGATCGGCAACCGCTTCTCGACGACCTCGAGGGTGTGCTCGAGCTGCAGCAGCGCCTGCCGGTAGCGCTGGGCGGTGAAGCGGAGCTCGCCGTCCGGGATCTGGGTGAGCCATCGCTCGAGGTCCTGGCGGAGCTCGGCGCGGGCGTCGGCGAGCGCGGGCGCCAGGGCGCGGACGTAGCGGTCGGGCAGGCGCGCGGCCTGCTCAGCGATCACCCCCATCACCTGGGCGACCTGGCGACGCTGTGGCTTGCGCGACGGGCGGCGGGCGCCGATGCCGGGCGGGGCGACCGACACCTACTGCACCACCAAGGGCTCGGCCCACTCGATCGGCACCGCAGCCCACTTGCCGTTGTCAAGCTCGACGACGAGCACAGGGTCGGCAACCCCTCGCGGGTCGGCCTCGACGCTCACCACGCGCCCGCATGCCCCGCCGCGTTCGATGTCGAGGTCTCGGGCGCGGACGCGGTCGCCGACGGCGATCACGAATCCTCCGGCGTCTCGTCGGGTGGCTCGGACGGTGTCCCGAGCTCGACCATCGGCCCTGCGAGCGAGTCCTGAGTGATCGCCTCCTCGAGCTCTCGGCGAATCGCCTCGCGGATCTCGTCGGTGGCCTCGTCGCCGAGGTCGGCCAGGGCGAGGCGAAGCTTGCGCGCGCGCTGGTAGGTCGCCGACGGAATCGGCACGGTCTCGAGGCCCATCGCGCGATCGATCTCGGCGCCGAGGTCAACGCCATGGAAGTCGTCCATCCCCGAAGCCACCCAACCGTCCGGGTCCCTCCGGCCGATGGCGATCGTGTTGACGGTCGCGGCAGCGTGGCGTCGACCCTCGCGGCCGAGCGCACGCAAGATGACCTCGGTGGCCTCGTGGTCGAGCTGCTTGGAGCCCTCCGACCGCCTGATGACCGCGCCGCTGTTGTCCTCGGCCAGGGCCATCTGATACATGACGCGGAAGATGTCCTCGGCCAGGCGCTTGAGGCTGTCGCCCGCGTGAGCAAAGGCTCCGGTGTCCGGGCCGACGTACATCGCCGAGTCCTCGTGGCCGCGCACCTGGACCCAGCCCGGCCCCCTCGCCGAGGTCTGAGCTCGACCCGGGTTGCTCTGGTGCTCGCTCACCGGCGTGTCGATCCCGCCGAGCGCCGGGGCGAGGAATTCGTAGAGCTGGCTGTAGAGCGCCTTGTACTCGGCCCAGCTGAGCCCGCAGCTCTTGTTCAGATACTCGACGGCGAGGCTGTGGAGCTTGTTGCCGGCCCACAAGCCGGCCGGCAGCTCGAGGCGGATGATCGGCGTGCGACCGAAGCTGTGACGACCTCGGCTCTCGGGCGAGATCATCGCGTCCTCGTTCGGCGGCTTGCCCTTCTCGTACTCGACCACCCAGCGCGTCCAACCCTCGGCGTCGTAGGCGGTGTACTCCTCTCGGACCTTGTCGCGCTTCTCGTACGGCGTCGGGCGCCGGCAGGACTTCGAGCAGACCATCGTCCAGTAGACCTCGCCGTCGGCGTCGGCGTCCCAATCGAGCACTGCCTCGGGGCGCAGCGGGGCCGCGTAGGCGTTGAGGGCGCCGGCCGCCTCCTGCTCCGCCTCCGACTGCGGCGACCAGTCCGGCGGCATCGTGGGCAGGTCGACGAGCGTCCAGGTGAACCCGCACAGCAGCGCGGACCGGAGCTGCTCGAGCACGAGCTCGTGGACCGAGCGCTCCCTGCCGCGCGGCGGCGAGCAGTCGGCGAACAGGTCGCGGTAGAACGACGACGGGGCGGCGTCGCCGAGGGCGAGCTCGATCGGGTCCGCCGACAGCCCGGCCACCACGTGATCAATCACCGTCGAGAGGTGCGAGACGTAGAACGCCCGCCGCTTGCGCTCCTGGTAGACCTTCTCGGTCTCGCCGCCGTGGCGAGGGAACAGCCGGTCGAGCACCTTAGGGTTGCGGAGCAGCGCCTTGCCGCCCTCGTAGAGCGCGCGCAGCTCCTGCCAATACTCGAGGTCGTACTCGGGATGGGTCGCCTTCAGGCGGTAGTAGGCGATCGCCCGGGGCTCGAGCGCTGGCACGCCGAGAACCGTCGCGCACGCCGGCGACGGCGACTAGGGGAGCGTTTACTACCGATCCGTGGAGCGGGTGGCCAGCCTGATCCTGTACCGCCTGAGCAGCCGTCCCTGGCAGTAGAGCTCGTGGCGCAGCGGGTCACCCTGAAAGCTGCGTAGCTCGAAGTCGTCGAGCTGCACGCCGCCCGCTGCCATGCGCCCCTGGATGTCAGTATCGATCTGGCGATCGATCTCGGCACGGGCAACATCCAGCGAGCGCAGCATCGTCGGCATGCAATCAGTCTACCCGAACGGCCCCGAGGCCTCGCGCGCACCGACGCCGGCGCCGTGCGGCTGGTCGCGATAGAGCAGGTTCCACGCGTGGGCGGTGACGTCGGCCTGGTCGTCCTCGGGGTCATCGACGCCGGTGACCCCGAGCAGCTCGGCCAGGTAGGTGTCCACGTCCCACGTCGCGTCCTCGGGCACCAGGACGCGGCCCTCGTTCCATGCGCCCGAGGCCGGCTGTGAGCGGATGAACTTGTCCGTGGTCGTCTTGACCTCGACGACGCGGAGCTTGGGCTCGAGATCGCGCAGCATCTGGGGGACGGCCTTGAAGCCGGCGACCGCCTCGGCGCCGATCAGCAGCCGCCGAGCGCGCTGGATCGCGAGCAGGCGCTTGACCACCCACGGCACGGGCTTCTGATGCCGCTCCACGTGGAGCACGTACATCCGGCTGGCATCGCCGTAACCGCGCATCGCGAAGACGCCGATGGCCGAGTGGTCCGCCGAGGTCTTCTCGCTGGCCGCCGGGTCGACCACGATGGCGGCGCGACAGCCGTCGAGCTTGAAGTCGGCGAGGCGGAACCGCGACGGCTCGAGGAACAGTGCGCTGCCCAGCGGCCGCGGCTGGCCCATGAATAGTGCCCACCAGAAGTACTTGTTGCGCGTGAACGGCAGCAGCTCTTCGAGCGGGTAGTAGTCGGGCCACAGCGGCCGGCCGACCTCGGAGATGTCGGGGAACCAGCCGTCGGTGAACGTGCGCCCAGCCTTGAGCGCCAGAATGCGGTCAGCTGCCGCCTCGTCGAAGTCGTAGATCGCCGGCAGCGAGATCCGCTCCCAGTCCTCGCCCTCGGTCTTGAGCAGCCGGCCGATGAGGTCGTCTTGGTGCCACCGAGTGTGGGCGACGATCGCCGAGCTGCCGGGCTCGCGCCGGTTGCGCGCTGAGCCCCAGTACCACTGCCAGACCTTCTCTCGGTAGCGAGCGGAAAGCGCATCCTGGGGCGTCGGGTACGGATCGTCGATGACCTGGACGCCGGTGGTGCCGGTACCGACGTACTGGCCGCCGATGCCGATGGCCTTGAGCCGGCCGCCGGCGCGCGTGCGCCAGTTGTCGGCCGGGCCGTAGGTCTCGACGCCGGCGAGCGCGCAGAGTCCCTGGATCTCGGTGGAGCGGTCCTTGGCGAAGTTGCCAGCCGCGCTGATGTAGGCGTTCTGCAGCCCGGGCGAGTAGCGCGTGAGGTAGGCGAGGCCGTGCTGGATGGTTGTTGTTTTCGTGTGCCGAGGCGGCAAGTCGACTGCGACCTGGAAAACCTCGCCGCGCTGGATGCGCTCGAACACGCGCCGCAGCGGCTCGACGTGGGCCGGGGATGGCCACTGCGGCGAGACGCGGTCGATGAACGACTCGAGCGTCTCGGTGCCGTACTGGAGCTCCAGGAGGGCGGTGAGCTCGCGCTCCTCGTCGTCGGTGAGGTCGGGCTCAGTCGCAGTCATCGCCGGCGACCGGATCATCGTAGAGCCGGACCGGTCGCCGACCGCGGAACTTCGGGCTCACCCTGCCCGTCCGCCGCAGCGAGCGGTTGGCGAACTTGCGCCACCAGCGCCGCGCCCTGGCAACGTGCGTCGAGTTTGCACCCTTGCCGGGATTGGCGCTCTCGAAGCGCGGCCCGGTCTCGGTACCCCTGCGACGGCTCACCGGGGCCCTTCCACATCGACCACGACTTCAACGACTGGCCAGCGCCAGGTTCGCTCCGTCGTGCCCTCTCGAACCCGATGCGTCGGCACGGTCTCGCTGCGATAGAACACGGTGAGGTCAACGTGGCCGTCGTCGTGAACGCCCGTGACGATCGCTGGGACCAACGGGGGTTCGAGCTCCTCGGGGATCTGCGCGGCGACTTGGAAGTGGACGATACGTCCGATGGTCGGTGTCATAGCTGTCTCCTGGGTCTGGGGTTTGGCTGTGGACGGCGATTTCACTCGGACTCTCGCTTCGCCTGCAGCTCCTGCAGCTCCTCGATCCGCTTCGCCCTCTGCGCCGGCGTCAACGCCAGTACTCGCGCGAGCAGGTCCTCGCCGGCGTTGAGCGTCATCGACGCGTGTGCCTTGCCCCACCCGCGGTCGAGCAACTCCTTCGCCGCGACCAGCCTGTCCGCCGCGCGCTGCTTGTCGTCGGCCAGGATGCCCAACAGGAAGGCGACGATATCGCCAGGATCGACCAGCTCGCGGACGCGTTC